TTAATACATAAGAACATCGCCATCAAAACACTTCCCATTGATATCTTCGCTATCTGTATATTGCCACATAAAAGCACTCGGAAAATCACAAGTGGAATTATACTGTGCTATCCATATAGGAAATTCTTTTAACTCTGTCATGTAGAGAACGTTTTCCGCATAATCTAAATTGCAATATAATCCTACGTCATATCCTCTATCGTATAAAGTATTTAAAAACACATTGCAAATATCCGTCAATGTGGCACTGTCAGTTACTCCGTGGCGTGCTTTGTACCCATCGCTATCTTCCATGTCAAACCATACTTTCATTTCAAGTTTGCTTTGGTCATCTAATCCACAATCTTCTAACAAGGCTGTTACGAATTCCGCCTCTTCCATCGCATCTTCAACAGTGAGTGCATAAGAATAATGGTAAACACCAATTTTTAATCCGGCATCCTGTGCGCCATTCACGTTGTCATAGAACATACTATCAACGCTACTTTTACCATAACCACATCTGATAATGGCAAATTCATATCCCTCGTTTTTTATCTCGTCCCAGTCAATTACTCCGTTGTTTTCTGATACATCAATTCCTTTTTCTTGCATAATTAATTAACCTCCCATTCTATTCTTCAATTTACTCTCTACTAAAGTCAAAAACTTTTCCATTGCTGTATTTCCGCCGTCCCTCATATTCTCCAGTATAGAAAGAAACTCTGCACCAGAAAGATAAAGCCACGCAAACTTCATCAACATCGGCGTACCTGTGAATTGGTCAGTAAGCCACGCAGCAAACGTCGCTATAAAATAAGTCATTATCTTATCACAAAAAGGTTTCCTCATATGTCGACTAACAATAATTTTCTTTCCCCATGCTGCCGGAATAGCAAGCCACTTATCCAACATAGAAATACGTTCAGGATCGGCGCCATCCTCTATCAAGTACTGATAAGCTAAGGCTGTCCATTTAGTTAATAAATCCAAAATAACCAGTAATAAAAACAGCCCCCCTATTTGTACCGGACGTAAACAAACCAACCACATAGCCCAACCGCCTAACACCGCAAATGCTCCTTTTAAGTACCATTTATCAATAAGCGCTACACAAGCGCTTGATACCATATCGTAAATCTCACTCACTTTTTTCTACCTCACGTTATATTAGAAAGGAGGCGTATTACGCCCCCTTCCATTCTGCATTACATATTATAAAGGCTGTCATAACTATTCCCTTTTTCGTGACTTCTCTTTGGGGAATAATGTTTCAACCTACCGTCATACCTTTTTCTTGTATTTGGTTTCTTATCCTGCTTTTTCTTCCCAAAATCTTCTGCACGCTCAAGCCCGGTTTGATTCTTCCTCTTAATTTCATCCGCTACTCGTTTCGGTTTAATTCCCTTTTTGCGCATAGTTTCTATTAAATCATGCATCCGTTTCTTATCGCCATCTTCTTTCGCCCTGATGAAATCATCTATAATTCGTTGTTCGTTCCTTACCTTTATTCTCCTTTCCTCTTTTAAAATACGTTCCTTCTCGCCTTCCTTTGTTTCCTCAATCGGCATAAAGCCCAACGCCTTTATGATTCTTGTGGAAATATCATCATATCTCGTAGCGACTCTTCCGCGCGTTGTGCGTCGTTCACCTACAACAGCCTGTGCCGCATTACCCAGTGCCGGAGAAAATGCTTTGATAGCCTCTATCACATTACCATTCCCCCATTGCGTCATAGCCTGCTTAATCGAAGAGAACATAACGCCGCCCAAAAGGGATAACCTCAAATCGCCTAAATCGTACCCGTATTTTCCACCTCGTAAAGACTTAGAAACATCACCACCGAAATCACCGACGCCCATACGCCGTCCGATATTCACACCGAATTTTACCGGTAAACCATAGAATGCTACATCTAAGAAGCCCTGCCAGAATGGATCATCGCCTGCCCACTCATAACATTTTTTCTTTAAATACAATTCCGGGTCATCATAATCATCACCTGCGGCTCCTGCCACTGCTGCTGCTAAAGCCGGACAAATCACTGCTGCCCAGAACGGGACACCATATACCCCTGCGCAAGCAAGCGGTATCATAAGTCGCGCCCGTTGTCCATTTGTTCCATGACGAATAATGTCCGTCATGAACGCAATTTGATTAACCGGGAACTTCATGAATTGGAACATCATCTGCGTTACCGGACCACCTGCACGAATAAAGAGTGGTGCATTATTGATACCGTAATCGAAATTAGCGTCATCATTTACACTTTGTGCAAACTCTACCGCCTCTTCATAAGACATGCCCCGGCGCTTTGCTTCTGCGAACGCCATTAGAGCCGTAATCTGTCTTACCTTCTGCTCCGACCACGTAAAAGTAAACAACGAATAATTGATTAACTTATTTTGAATACTCGTCATTCTATTCTTATCGTATCCGGCACCTGAATCCAACCCTAACTGAGTTTCAACCCCTACATCTTTAAGGAATTTCCTTTCCTCATCAGTAAACCGCCCGGTTATCCAATGAGCCTTCAAAAACGGTTTAATACCCAAAAGCGTTACAGCATTCGTAAGCTGCGTTAAATTGATAGCCGCCGAAGAAATATTGAACAACCCAAGCTTCAACACGGCTGAATACGCCATTACCGTATTACTCCACGACATGAAAGGACGATCCGTGCCAAACCACTTAGCCAATTTACCACCGGTTAAATTATTAATCAACTCATTGAACATCTCTTCTATGCGGGTAGGATTGCCGTTCATATCTTCGATATACTTCTTAATGTATTGCTGCAACCCGCCTTTTTTAGATTCATCAACCGGAACACCAAAGAACCGTTCAAAAGCTCTATACGCTTTATTCTTAAAACTCTCCAAAGCAATATAACGCGTTGCCTTAGTCGTGTACATGTGGAGAACATGCAGCATATCTGTTGAATATCCCTTTTGCCCCGTACGATGTACCGTTGCGCCCAAGAAACGATGCCCGACTTTTTTCTTAAGGATACCCTTAGCAAGCTTCCGCGCCTCATCCTCATTAACCTCATACTTCGCTTCGATAGCGCGCATCGCCTGCTCAAACTTCACATCACCTAAAGCCACACCGCCATTCATCGGCATATGAAATTCCTTTGGACGAATAACATACTCATGAGCGCCTATTGCCGGATTATCCATCATAGTACTCATATAAGTATCAATTACATTCCGGTCTATTCCCTTTACCTCAAGCTCTTCTCTTGTATACTTCTTATCCTCGTGCAAGAGGTCATCTAATTTCTTAAACGCCTGCAATGCTTCCCTACGACTACGATAAGAACCTACCGGAACATACGATACAGCACCGGATTCATCTGTGACTTTTTCATAAACCATCCAATTCTCAAAGAAATGATGGAAATACCCTTTGATGTTAGAAAGCGGTTTAGGTACTGTGATATAATCCACAGAATAAGTCTCCTCATCCTTTATATCGTCAGTACTCTCAATCTTTACTGCTACACCGTCTTTATCCCGGATATCATTCACCTTAGCATAATTAGACGAAAGTAATTCCTTTAAATCCGCTCCGGCTACCTTCTCACCAAAATGCGGATACTTCTTTGCCATACCAAACGTCACTTCATAACGTCCATTCGCAAGCGGCTTTACATTTAAATTCTCAACAAAGCGATCCCGTCTTAACGCTTCCACACCATTTATACTTACCGTTTTATGGAACGTTTCAACGCCTCTCTTTGTAGCATCCACCATTTTATAAAAGTCGTTATACATCTTGCGCGTCTCTAAATAAGCGTCGATAACTCCTTTATCAATACCTTCCGCTACAAGCTCTTCTCTCGTATACTCTTCCCCGTTTAATTCCCCCTCTTCCATAATTCTGTCATAAAGCTCACGGCGCACATTTCCATTCTTATCCTTACCTTCTATTGCCTTAGCAATCTTATTCAACTTTTCTTCCGTATCATTGCGAAGATGTTGAAGTTCACGCATAGAATTTTTACCTAAATCAGTAAATACCTTCAAGGTTTCATTATTCTTTGCTAAATGGTCAGGATTCATCACGCCATATTTTATCCAATTAAATGAATTAGTATTCATCTCTACCGTGATGTTATTATATCTGCCATCATTTTTATTGAAATTCTTCAACGCGCTCACAGCTTTAGTAAACATATTAAAGCCGTGTTCCGTATCTTCCGCAATATCCTTTGTTGTCTTTTCGACAGCGTCATTCGTCTCTTCCACTGTAGAATACTTCATAGTGTTCCCATGATTATCCGTCATTTGTCGCTCAAAGAGATCACCATTAGCAAGATTACTGAATCGTGTATTTACATTCTTATGCACCAAATCAGTTACCCGCGAAACAAAGTCATACACCATATGGAATAACTTCTGCATAACGCCGGACGGATGCGCCCGTTTATACTTCCAATCAGCATACCAATCAGCAGCCCGGTCTTCTATCTCATCAGCCGTAGGATTCTTATTCCCCTCTCGTACTAATAATGCCCGTACCTTCTTTTCGATAAATGCCCATTCCTTTTGAGTGTACAAACAATCTTTAGCAAAATGGAATATTTCATGGTCTAAAGTAAACGCATTAGCCAAGTTCGTAAGAGTGATATTTCCCTTAATATACTTGCCTCGTATCTTTTTCCCGTCACTTCTTGTGATTTCTCCCGTTTGCGTAATAGTTACCTTATTTCCGTTTTTCAAGGTCACTTCAAAACCATTCTTCCCTACTTGTTTTACATCCTGCCCTTTGAACGATGTTTTTACATCACTCAATGTATATGCTTTAGTTTCAGATTGAATAGTTGTTCCTTGATATCTTGTTTCATGGTTTTCTTTGTAAGCTTCTACGATAAGATTATCCAAATCTTTTTCAGTATAAACATCTTCCCCGATTTGTGCTTTCATCGCCGCCAAATAGCCTTCTGGATTTTCTTTGCGCATCTTTGAATAGCCTTGCGTTGTATCCGACTTGACATTCCGATTTTTATCTGATATATTATGGTCAGATAAAGAAGGAGATGTTCGCACGGACTCCGCTGATTTATTCAGTGGTAAAGAGGCTGCAACGGTAAGATTGGTTGCGGCCGCCAATGACGTATCTCCTTCTTCGTTTGATAAATTATTATCAAACGAAGAGATATCATTACTATAGCTGTCAGCATTAAGATTGGCTGGCACCTTGGTATTGGATATCTCTTTTTTTGTGCTATTACTATAAAGATTCTCGCCTTTTGCCTTATCCCAATATAAAAGCTCTCCATTGCAAATAGCATCCGCTAATCGATTTGAAGATACTCTCGGGAATACTGTTTTTATGTGATGTCCTTTTTCTTCTTCGCGCTTAATAAAAGCTTTTCGAACTTCTGCATTTTTAATGGTCATAAAATAAGATCCATCAATCTTGCGGAAATGTACAGCTACATTAATTGCCTTTCCATCAATTTCTTGCTCAGTAAAAATGAGTATCTCTTTATCTTTATCCACCAGCTTTCCTTGTCCATCTTTATTCTGTACAACAGCTGCCGGTCGAGATAACGCAGTCGGCAATCCTTTTATAATTTTTATCATATCCGGATGCGCATGCTTACCCATTAAAATCTTATTCATAATTGTTGGTGTAATTTTCACCGGTAATCGTTCGATTCCTAATAAGTCAAAAAGTACCGGACTATCCATGATAAAGATAGGTTCATTTGTAGAATCCTTTGTTTTGGCTTCCATAAATTTATCTACTTGTTTCCCCCATTGCCCTTGATCACGTTTCAGCTTTTCGTCCGATTCTTTTAGCGCTTTCTCTCTGATTTCCGCCTCTTTTTCTTCTTCCGTCTTTTCGTCTTTGCTCGTATTTTTTATTGGCTCTTCATCTTCTGCTACAGAATACTTTGTATCATCTTCCGTGTTGGTCTCTTGCGTTTCTGTATCCGCCGCCGCACCTTTTGTGTCACCATCTGCATTTGCTTCCACTGCATTCTTATTCCCCGGCTTGATATCTTCTGATTCGTTTATCGAATACCCTTTTAAAGTATCTCTATTTCGTTCTTTTAATTTCCTGTATTCCTCTTTTGCTATATATTTAAAATCTCCGGTATCTCCATTTTCGACACGTGCCGTTGCTAATGCTCTTGCATACTTCCGAAGTTGTTCATCCATAGCTTGTCGTTCCATGTCCCGGAGTTTCTTTTCACCTTCCGGCGTTTCTAACTCGCACTCTGCCATATTTCTGCAATATGCTTCTGTGATTTGTTTATCGAAATCAGCCCACAAGGTTTTCTCGTGTTCACGTAACTCCTCATTCTGTTTCTTTTTAACAGTTCTTTGAATAGCTTCTATTTCTTCTTTAGTAAGTATACCTTCTTTTCGTGGCACATAGACTTTAGTTCTCTTTCCCCAAGCATCCTTTCTTTTCCTTATCCGCAAGTATTTATCGCTCATTCTTCTTTCCAAGGATTCTTTGGCAGCCTGTTCAGATTGGTTATAGCCTTTTTTATATTTCTCCATATCCGGATCAACAAAAGCTTTCTTGTAATCAGCTCTTGCGTCATTATAGATTTGTTTCGATAAATCAGAAATAGCCTTTTCTTTTACAACCTTTGGGATATCTTCTTTCCACTTCTCTATATTTTCCTGTTCATTTTTAGAGAAATCTATATTTGCATCATAGATATTCCCCTCGTGCTTTTTGGCTATCCAATCATCTATTTCTTCTTGCGTCGCCACCATTCTGTCAAAGATATCTCGTATTTCCTTCGGTGGATTTTTTAAACCTAACGCATTAGCCGGATTCTTAGCAATGGATTTAGCTGTTTTATATAAATCAATAAGCCAACTTTTGAACTTTCGGAATATTCCTCGTAATTCCTTTGTCGGTGCTTCACCGGTCATAAGATACCGCTCGAATCCCCGTGCAAAACGTTCTTGTATATATCGTTCCTGTGCTGCACGATTATTAGGATTCCTTAAAATATCCTTCTCGTACCCGGCGAATTCCTTTTCAACTTTCGTTCCTTTATATTCTGCCGTAGCTGAAGAAGACCTCATACCCCACGCACGAATAGTCTCTCTATCTCTTGCCACTTTTTCCAAAGTTTTTCTAAGGCTTGCATCCGTTTTTGCTCGCTTCTGCAACTCCGGATCATGATACATATCATCAAGCATAGAAAGCCACCAATGTGCTGCCTCATGTAAAAGGGTTGATTGATTAGCCGCCTCAAACAAATGGATAACATTCTCCGTCCGGTTATATGCCCCTGCATAACTTTGATTTACCGTCTGATTGTATCGGTTAATCGTTGTGATAGCCTTATCATCAAATACAACAAAGCATCGTCCTTCTTTTTCGCCCTTATATGTAATACCTTTTACTCCGAGGCTGTTTAGCTTTTCACTTGCTTCTCTCTTCCCTCCCATAGCGTTTGCTATATATTCATAGATGGCTTTTCCTTTTAGATTCCCATAATCAGATTCCGTTTTATGATACAATTCGCTCATAATTTTACGAATAGCATCCTTTACTTTTTCAGGCTGTTCATTGAATGTTTTCTGCTCATCAAGTAGCTCCTCATTCTCCGGAATCTCTACTTCGAAAAGGGATTTCGGTTTGTTTACCGTAGATTCATTTTCTCCCAACAGCTTAATAGCATCTGTCGCTCTCTTTACTGCTTCTACGCTATACTCATTCGTTTTCCCTTCCATTTCTTTCTTAAATCTTTGCAAATCTTCAATGGCATCCGCTTTATTTCCTGCCGTACTCATACATGTAAGTGCTAAATCTAAAGCATCAGTATCAGCTAAAACCTCTCCGGTTTTCTCATTGTACCAATCTCCATCTTCATTTGTTTTGTACTTTACATTCCCTATGATGACTTCTTCACTATTCACCCCCAGTACATCTCTATAATTTTTCGCTATTTCTCTATTTTTCGCGAAATACAGTCCCCATCCGTGTGCTTGTTCGCCTTCTCCTGTTCCTATTTCTCCTAAATCAAAACGTTCAAAGGTATAAGGACTTCCGTGATACGCTTTTTGGAAATACATACCGACACTCTCTTGAGCCTCATTTGTTACCTGTTCTCTATGTCCCTCTTGCTTCGGATCATATTCCTTCACAACAATTCCTTGTGATTCCAAAAAGTCTTTTATTTTCTTTGGTGTTCCCTTAGGAATAACCGCCGCCTTTACCTCATTAAATCCTACCGCCCTATTCGGTTTTGCCTCAAAATAATTCACAGGTAGATTTGCTATATCCTCTGTAACCTTAGATACCTTTTCTTGTAATGCTGCTAATTTATCAGAAGGCACATCAAAATCATACTTGGCCAATGCGGTAGATAAAGATATTTTCTTTTGCTGTACAGCTACTAATACATCAGCAGCATTCATTAGATGGTCAAATGTACTTACATCTTTATGCTTTGCATATTGGATTATTTCCGTAATAAGTGCATCTACACGACCTCTCACATCCTTATATAATTCTTCAGCATTATCTTTATTTGTCAGTAATCTATCTGCATACTGATGTAAAGACTTTAAGCTCCCTATCTTTTTCGCACCGGCAGCAATAACATTTCCTATACCGGAACCGCCGAATATTCCTTTCTGCCCATTTTGCTTACCGCCTTTCATAGCCCGAACAAGGTTATCTAAAGTGAGTGGCACCTTACGTCTTCCCATACGAATTTTCGGTACATCCAAACCTTGATTCATTAGATTATTTTTCCATTTCCGATACCCCTCTTGAACGGTTTTATCGGCTAACTTTTTCGTAATCTCTTCATTCAAAGCCTTTTCATCAACAACTTCATCGCCGTTGTAATTCTTCCGATATGTCAATTCCGGTGTCTGTCCGATACTCTTTAAATACACATACTTTCCCAATGGAGAATTGAGCGCATTTTCCAAATTTTTAGCAGCATTATTTTCCGTCCAATAATTTACAACTTCCGTACCGTTAGCATGATTAAGTAATCCTGTTTCTCTTGCTGCTATATCAAAAGCCTTCACAATTGGCGCTAATGCCTTTTGAATAGGTTTCCTAATAACTTCAGGGAAAACAGTTGTCCATGCGTCTCGGGTATAAACTCTTTCCTTTCCGGGATCTGCCACGTTCTTATCCATGACAAGAGTAATTTCACCAAATTCCGTATATGACGTTTGTTTCTTTGTAATGGCAATGGACGGTACCGGGAATCCACCTATTTTTATAGCTTCTCCTAAGTTTTTAATAGAAATATTATGTAACGCTACTAAATTTTTACCATTATTCCCTTCATCACTCTTGTAAATTTTATCCGCTTCATATATACTATGTACAGATGAAGCTACCTCGTGAGACTTCTTGGGGGTTTTTGCAAAACCCTTTCCAGAAGTTTCACCGGTAGCTTTTTCTATTGTGCTATATTCATCTTTGGTAAATATACGATGATTATAATAATCTACAGTCCCCTTCCCCTTATCTGCAACAGTAACAACTACATATTGCTTTCCTTCCGGTGTATCAATAGCACTATGAAGATAGTAAAATGTCCAACCTTGATGCTTTTCTTTTTGAGACTGTGAAGTGGCAATGATATTTGCATTCGCAATAATATCTTTTAAATGTGTAACCGCTAATAATTTAAACGGATTATCAGAAGCATAAGACATCTTCTTTTTTCCTTTACCGGTCATTTTCACATCGCCCGGCTCGCCTTCTTTTGTCACCGCATCTTCACCTAAGCGAATATCCCCTAAAAGATCATTATGAGCAAAAGTTCCCTGCAAATTTTCTTTGTAATACGTCAATGCTTTTGTGCGTAACTCTTTAATATCTTTATACTGCCCAAATTCATCGCCTGTAATAGTAGCTGTGACTGCAAGTTCATCTGCCGTATACCCGTCTACTTCGTGAGTTGCCAATCGTTGATATAAATTATCTTCTCCTGCCTTTTGCGCCTTACCTTTTTTCAACTTCGGCATCACATCTTTCACCGATACACCATACGCTTTGCTGAAATTATCTATTATTTTGGCATAAATTAAGGCACCCTCTTTAGCAGATTTTGCTAAATCAGAAGTGCCTTTTCCTAATTTCTTTACTGCAGGTAGATATATTTTTTGGTACGCTTCTTCGCTCATCATGCGTCTTGCTTTTACATCGTCAGGATCTATATTCTTGATGTATTCATCTAACATACTAAACTCTAACGTTTCCCATGTTTTCTTTGCTTTTTTTACTTGATCCAATTCATAAGTTACTTGATTCTTTTCCTCTTCTGTTATATCGGGATTCGCAAGAAATCGCTCACATTCTTCCACATATTCATCATAGGCTATATCATACATATCGCGTTTTGTTGGTGTTTTTCCATATTTCTTAAAGAAATCGCAATACCACCATTCGTTATTACTGATGCGTCGACGTCTATCCCAATGGATAGGATTAATAGGATCATCAGGAGCTTCTATATAAGCAATACCTTCAGGCTTGTAATTTAAATATCTATCTACGTTGGTAAACTTTTTATATACATCCTTACATTCATCAATTACTTTTTGATAATTCTTTTGGATGTTATCTAACCCCTTCAATAGAATTTGTTCGAGTACTGCTTTCTCATCAGCAGAGAGATTCTTGTCCTTTACCATTAAATCTATGATTTCTGCATCTCGTTTGCATTGTTCTAAATGACGATTACCGGTTTGTTCTGTCAATTTTGCAAAAACATCACCTACGTCCCCCACTGTTATCTTTACATCACCGGCTGTGCTTTTCTTTTGTGTACTATCAGATTTATCTTCACTGTTCTTGTTTTCTCCTTTTTTATAGGTTCTTCTATCCTTTACAACAAAACTTCCGGTAATAGAACCTTTACCTTCTGACTTTTTAATTTCAGTAGACTGTTTCTGATTATCTTCTTTTGTTTCGCTATTTCCTTTCACTTTGCTATTATCAATATTTCCTTGTTCCTCTTTAGGTACATTATGTAAATAGTCAGTACCTTCAACAAGTCTCGGCTCTTCATTAATATTAACATCATCATGTTGCTTTCCGGTCTTTGTTATTTCATTGTCCGAGATATTCCCGCTTCCACGTCGTCCATCCAATCGTTGTATGCTTTCTGTTCCGGAGTCATCGAATTGCTTTTGAGTTTCTTCATCCACGCTCTTGTCATTTCCAATCCCTCTTCTTCCGTCATTGGTTTCTGTTTTGCGTGTTCCTCTGTCCACTTCGCCCACTTTGGCGACGTCAATTCTTCTTCCGTCATCTAAATTTATCCCCTCTCTTTCATTTATTTCCGTATTCTTCTTCTCTTTATTATCTACTGCTTTGCTGCCTTCTGCGAGCGTCTCACCCTTATAATGTTTGTTATCATAAACCGTGATTAAATCTTTAAAAGCAGACTTCATCCCGTCTACAAAGAAATCTGCGCGCGGCGGCTGTTTATTATCGTTTTTATATAAAACATTTCCCTTATCCCGTTCTCCATGAGGCGTCTCAAAATGCGTCTTAAAGAAATCAGAATTATAAAAAATAGTCTGTAAATTCTTATTTATCGAAACATGAACATTACCGCCAACATCTGAATATTCACAAAAATCACGTAGTGAGAATTTTATTTCTCCTACCTTTTTACTATTGTCTTTAAATTGAAATACAACATCTCCGCCATTATCATTCGGCTTTAAAACACCCAATATTCTTAAATGGTTAGACTTATTGCCCACCTGCACAGATACAGAAAGACTTCCGTTCTTTTTATTTTCCTTAACCTTTGTTCCGTATTGAGCGCTGTCAGTCTTTAACCCCGTTGCCAATGAATGAGTTTTCTTTTGTATCCCTACTAAACTATTATCCGATTCACCATACTGATGACGCACTTCATTCCCGTCGGAATAGGTCAATTCATTCGAAGCCTCTCCACGTTTATACTGCGATCCGCTTACAAATGAATTTTGATGTTCTCCTTTAATTTCAGCATTCTGCCCGGATTTTACATTCTGTGTATTTTCACCTTCCGTTCCCACCGGCATATTGCGAATTACTTGCCCTGTCGGATTTCCTTCTCCGGTCGTCGTTTTATAATTTACTGCTTCCCCGGTTAAATTATTAACAGCTTTATTACTCGATACAGCCCCGTCAACAAGAGAAATACTGGTTTTAGAAGCGGCACTTTCCTGCGCTGCCCTTCTTTCCGCATCTTCCTTAGCTGCCAATGCTTCCATTTGTGCTTGATTGTTTTTGCCAAACATACTGAAATCACGGCGCACGATTCCCTCAAAGATGGCTCTTGATTGTCTTACTCCGTCACTATCCGGTAAATGCGCTAAGTCGGCTAAGATAGCTTGCGATTCTTCCTTAGTAGGCAATTCACGTCTTTGTAATTTTTGAACAGCTTCATTCAATCTGTCTTGCGCATCCGCTCTTGGCTGTGCCGTAGGTGTGAATAGCGCCTCTTCTTTTGTTGCCGTAGGCTCTACTGTCGGTTCTGCTACCGTCCTAACAGCTTGATTCGTTCGCTCTTGTGATGGTGCAGCTACACTTTCTCCGTTAATATTTTTAGCTAATGCACTAATCAAGTCATCTCTTTCTTGTGATTGCGGTGCGTCTTGTAATTCATTAATAGCTGCTGCACTTTGCTCTGCCGTTGGCAAGTCTCCACTATTTAACGTATTTGTTACATCTTGGATACCACTTACCGTAGCCCCCGTAGGCTGAGTGTTTACAGTAGCTGAGATATTAGTGTCAACAGCTGAATTTGCCCCGTTTCCATTTTTTATGATAAATGTATCATTATTTACATTCTGCTTTGAAATAGGCGCTATATTTCCATTTTTTGTATCCCCTACTAAAGCACGCGCAATCCGGTCACTGACAATATTTGCCTCATCATTTACCGTCATTTCCGTTGGTGCTGCCATGCTCTTTCTATCCACGGCAATAATCGGCGGTCTACCGCCATTTTCTTCCATAGAAGAAATATTTACTCTATCATTTGTATTTATATTCCCTTGCGCTGCCCCGGCTTGATTATGCGTAGTGAAAACATTGCCTGTATCTTTCTTCGGCATCGGTGTTAAATCTTCATCCACATAACCATTCGCCCGTGCTATTTCCTCTAACTTCTTATCATCTTTAAGCTTTACAGCACGATTAACTTCATTGACGACCTTTGGATCTGTACTTGTCCGCGCTAAATCCAACGCAAAATCCTTTGCCATCTGACTATTTGCCACTTGATTATAAGCTTCTCTAATAGCTGCGTCTCTTTCATTTTGAGATTGAATGAGCGCCATTTGCTCTGCCGGTGTTGCCCCTGCATTGACATAAACGCCATTCGATATCGACCCTTGCCAATTGCTCATAACATTTTTTACATAATCTCTTGTTTGCGCAAACGGTATTTGATCTGCATGCTCAAGAGTACCGTCCCATATACCATTTTTAATCCATTTCTGTACATACCCGTCACCGGCGTTATATGCGGCAAGAGCCACTACGTCATTACCGCCAAACATCTTTTTGAGTTTTGTATAATAAGCAACGCCGCCACGGACATTATCATCTACATCAAAGGGATTAGCAACCTTCATTTCCTCGGCTGTTCCGGGCATAAGTTGCATTAACCCCTGCGCCCCGGCGTACGATACAACAGTTTTATCCCCGCCACTTTCCTGTTGGATAATAGCTGCAATAAGTGCCGGCGGTACATCTTTAGTAGCATTATCATTGATAGCTTGTTTTATTTCATCACTAAACTCCTCATACCCTAAAGGCATTGCATTTTGCGCTTGCTGCGCTACCTGCGCCCGTTGCTCCTGCTCTGCTGCCTCTGCTTTTTGTATCTCTGCGCGCTGTTCTAATTTCTTTTGCGCTTCTCTTTTCGCCATAACATCATCATAAATCTTTGCCTGTTCCTGCCCGGCTTTACTTTGCGCCAAAACGTTATCAACAGAAGAATTATAAGATGTACCTGTTTTTGCTGTAATTTTATCAATAGCACGATTGTGTAACGGTGTTAAAGCAGCGCCCATACCGCCACCCATAACACCCCCAACGGCACCGGCAAATAAGGCGTCGTTGAATGTTTTTGGATTGGTAGTGACATTATAAAGCATTTGCGCTTTGCTTACTTTAGGATCGTATACATCGGTAGATAATTGTTGTGCGTATTGTTGAGCAAATTCCGTAGGTGCTTCGCTGGCAAAGCCTTCTACCGCTGCCCTAAGAACATTTCGTTTCTGAAGCGGATCTCCCGGTTCGAGCCAACCACCGGCTTTACCTAATCTGGCATTCAACTTAGCCCCTAAATCCGCAAATCGTGTTGACTTAGTGGCACGCCCAATCCCTTTCCCTAATGATTTTAACACAGTGCCTTTCATCCCTAAGTGTTCTAAAGCCATTTCAAACGGTGCATCGGTAAGCCCGGCTTTTATAGCTTGGTCATCAGTCATGTGCTGTTCCTGCCGTGCGCTTTCATAAGTACTGCCTGCTGCCAACCCGCCCATAGCTATTGCTCCGGCATACGGACCCAAAGGAGCCATGAGGAGATATTGCGGTCCGTTTTCAATAAGCGCGCCCCCGAACTTTGCAAGGAGAGTATTATCCTCTACTTTTGTAGGCTTCAGATATTCATTATTCATAAGATCTTCGCGCGCCTGTCGCACTGCGTTCTGCAATGTATCGGGCGCGTCAGGTGCATATTTAGCAACTTCTCTCATTTCCGGATCGTTCATGATGCCCTGCGCCCGCGGTTGAGCAAGCATAGTAACAAATTCACCAAAATTTCTTGGTATTGCCTTTGCCCCGTTCCAAAGATGTTTAAGCCCCCAAATAGCGGTATTTTCGGCTTTATCAAGAAACCCGCCGCCGGACTGTGACTCAGAAGTTCCCGCTTCCTGCGGCGTGGTATCTTTCAGTTCATCATATCCCTGTATATATACAACCGGCGTTGTGTCAAATCCGTCCCTATCTTTACGACGAAAAAATCTATCAAGATCCATTCAATTAACCTCCAAGTTACCATTTATTCGTGGTGATAATGGCTATTGCTCTGTTTTTGGCTTCATCAGACCAATTTTCTTTCTTCTTATACTGCTCTATTAACTCATCAGGACTTACGCCCTCTTTCTTTGCCTGTTTTATTGATTCAATAATTCCGAAATCAAGGTCACCCAGTGTGCCTGTCTTCAGCTCATTGTTAAGAGTAACATCCGCGCCTGCCGCCAACCCTCTGTCGGTATCGCTCAAATTACCCATTCCTTTTTCGTTAGCAAACTCTTTCATTCGCCATGCAGAATCGTGACTAAGTTTATCCTTGGTTCCCTTCAATCCTAACTCCGCTGCAAAATTACGTGATTTTGCATTTATATCTGCTACTTGAACATTAGAATCAGCTACATACCTCTTCGTTTTATTGTCATAAAAATTCTTTTTAAGCTCCACATTATCATGCGGACTTACGCCTTTAGGGAAATACTCATTCGGACGGTATCCGCCATAAGTCACCGTATTCATATTCCCATTATCCACAACTGTTGCCTTCGGTGGGGACATCATTACTTTAACAATATCTTCTTTACCAATAAGACCGGTTTGCAAAAGACCGGCTAGCGGCTGATTTACAGTTGCGAAATACGGTGCTAACTTCTGCATAGCTACGGTTTCGTTATATTTATTAATTTTATCCTGCATAGCGGCAATTTCCCGTTCCTTCTCATCAAGGAATGCTTGTTTTCTCTCCGGTGAATAAATAGCTCCTGCTGCCTTTCTCGCCATTGCCCGTGCTTTGACCGGATCGAAATTTTGCATCAATTCCAATTCCTTTTTCCTGCGCAAATCGTTTATAGCTGCATTACGCAATGCCTTTTCATCAAGCCCTAAGTCGCTATAAGAGAGTTGATATTTATTCGTTAAAGCATTCACGACATTCTGTGCTTCAGGAGACATGGAGACATTTCCCGTTCCATTAGCGCTCATCTGCCCCGCCAAACGATTAATAATTCCTTTTTCATCTAAAGGCTGTTGGATACTTATTCCCTGCGGTACTTTTGGCGTAGGTACTTCTCCCGGTGCCGTTGTGATACGGCTACTGTTATACGCATCATCTGCGCCGTACCCGTTTAAATCCCAACCTCTTTGCTTAGCCAATTCTCTTACATGCTCTGCTTGCTTATGGTAAATGTCTTGATTTGCTTGTTGGAGCGCTATTGCCTTTTCGATTTCTTCCTTTTGCGCTTTATAATCATCACTTTTTTTATAATCATCACCTTTTTCATCAAGCCCGGCTAATGCTTTTTTGTTCTTATCAATCTCAGCTTGTGACTCGCCCCATAGATTCTTTCTACTGTTGATATAATCGCGCGCATCCATTCCGGCGCCGTCCATATGCTGAGCAGCTAATTCGGAATTCATTAAACTTGATACTTCATCATCCGTTGGATCCGCCGACGTTTTTCCATATCCGGCTGCATCATACGCCTTTTGCGCCCTGTTTTCCTGAATTTCGTTTAACCGATTTCCTAAATAATAACCCAATGCTTGTCCGAAAAAATCCTGCCAATTATTTCCCCCGTTAGAGAGACGATATACCTTTATGCCCATTCATTTTCACCTGCTTTCATTACGATGCCGTTTGCAATATAGCTACGGTTCTTTCCATCTACCTTTAAGTCGTACACGTTTGCTTCTCCTGCTGTCTTGATAGACTCTACTTCCTCATACCCGTCTACCGTTAAGATATATTCACCCGGTTTGACCGCTCCTGCCAACTTCCACTTATCATTGCACATAACAGGCTGCGTCTTTGTTAATTCACAAGTAAAGTGCGCCGTTTGAATAGAAATAATCCGTTCTTTATGCGGTCCGGTAGTTGCAGTAACACGCGCTGTATCTAAATGATTATCCGTGATAACGGCATCGCCCTGCTTAACTTCCTCAATTCGTTTATACCCGGACGGTACATAAATATAGCTGCCTTCAGCTACGCAGAACGTACTGCCCAAACCTTGTCCTAAGCCACTCCAGAAATTACCGCCGCCGCCACCTTCAGCCACGTGTATATTCTCAGGATTAGCCATACGATATCTATTATTAAGCATTGTCTGCCATGCATCCGTATTCGGTGCAGACTGCCCTGTCGCTAAGGACAATATCTTGCCCGGAATATCAATAGACGCATTTTGTACGGCATTCATCGTTTGCATTGGTGCCATTCTAAGTGCATTTGCTTGGTCTATTAAATTAGCCTGATTGCTTATATTCTGATTAAACATCTGAGCGGCACTTGCCAACGCCTGTTGATTATTAGCGCCCATTTGCCCTGCTAAACCTGCTTGTAACCCTATATTGTGATTAAGCTGATTGGATAAAGCGTTAAAATAATTTCCCTGATTAGCTAAATTCTGATTATATACATTCTGCTGTTGCCCTAAAGCATTCATTGCATTTTGATTCATTTGCTGTGTTAAATTGGCTGCTTGTCCCAACCCTTGATTAAGTATTTGATGACGCTGAAGAGCATTCTGCAATTGCTGTCCATAATCCTGATTACCCATCGTATAAGCACGATTAACAAAATTATCTACATTGCCCATTTGTCTCATCATAGCGGCGTCTTGCAACTGTTGCCCCTGCTGCCTTGCTTGATTAGCCTGATTAGCTAAATTAGCCTGCAAGCCTAAATCCTGATTGTAACTGCGGTTCATACTATCAGCCACATTATCTGCTACATTTTCAAATACCCGATTAGCCACCGACGAATTTAGAACTCCGCGCTGTGCTAAATTATTTACAGCATTTCCCAAAGTACTCTTAAGTTGGTCATTGATGACCTTAGACTTATTTTCCAAGAATGCATTATTTTGCTGCCCTCGCTCATAGTGGTTAAGCCGATTAGCCGTAGTACCGGCATTATACCCGTAATTGTTATACGCTTGCCCAAGCATACTATTCGTTACACCTGTTGCGCCCCTGAGCTGATTAATAAGGTCGGTATTATCACGTGCATTCTGCTGTCCTACCTGCTGTAATTCATTTGCCGTGTTTTGAGATAATTTCATCGTATCCGCCAAATTATTACCTAAAGCCCGATTAGTTATATTAACAGTATCTCCATAAGCCCTTGCCATATTCCGTGCCGTGTTTGCCGAATCGCCTGACAAAAGCCCTAATCTGCCTGTCAACGCTTCCGTCGCTTGATTACTCATATTTCGCACATTTGCTAAATCTCTATTAGTCGTATCCGCCTGTTCACGAAAAGCCTGCTGATATTTCAATGCACCTGAATTAGCACCGGCTCTTATTCCATCTAAATCACCCTGTAATTCCTTTGCTTTCCTTGTGGCTTCTTCACCTATTCGCGTATAATCCACCGGCACAACTCCGGGATTAGAAAGTAACATATTCGCCCCTTTTTGCTGCAGTGCCATTGCCGTAGGCATCTGCTGACGAATATATTCATTCATCATTTGATACCGCTCTTTCTCCTCAGGCGACGCTTCAGGCACATGCGCTTCTTGCGTGATTACCTGTGTCTCATTCCCTTTTTTAAATAACTGTAAATCCATCATTCTGTCCTTTCTTCTACCAATCCCGACTACGACTTAAATTCTTTCGATAGCCCTTTAATACGTGATACCGGATGCCTTGTTCCGACGTAAAATCACGCTCCGGCAACCGTTCCATTTTCCACTTACGAATATGCGCACGACCATCTCTCGGTGTGGCTGTTACGATAATATTTACACCGTTCATTTCCATTACCTTATCAAGATACTCCCAAAACTCCTTCATGTTCCCGTAGCACTCTCCAAGCCATAAATACCGCTCCCCTTTTTCTTCAAGAATTGCCCAGATGATAAAGTGGAAATTAGGAAGTACATGAATATAAAAGCAATCATCAGGATCATAATGAATTTTATCTCCCGTGATTGCCTCATAATCCGCTATAGCCTCTTCTAAGCTATGTACTCTTTTTTTCATGTCATCTGATTACCTCCCCCAACAAAAAAGCACCCCTGCGAGTGCTATTGATTAAGCTGCCAAAGGCATATCTCCATTTCTTACGCTTCACCAATGTATTCGATAGAGGTTAAGTGTGTTTGAAATACCAGAAAGTAAGAAGGGTCTGGGAATTGCCCATTATCCGAAGAGTCCATATTTAAATACTTTTTCCCACTTTTAGCTTTTAGAGTCCAATATTTGTGTGCGTCGTTTTCAATATAAAATCTACTCCCTTGATTAAAAATATCATCTTTACTGAATATCTTACTATCTGCTTCTATGTAGTTGGCACCATAAGCAATGCAAGTAAAGGTCAGTCTGTATTTTCCAGTGTGTGGAATAACCATTTTAGACGCATTTTCCCATGTATCGTTAAATGTATACTTCCATACAAATTTCTGCACATACCGCTTTTTCCCGTCGCTTCCTTCTACACATAAATGCGTACTCACACTATCGCCTAACTTTGCATAATAAGGTGTTCCATCTCTTTCCACCGTCAAATAATGACTACCCACCAAACTCTTATCCGTAGTGAGTTCCGCATACTCTGTTTCTCCATTAGGTCTGGTTATTACAATTCTTGCCATATTGTTATTCTACCCCCATTTCTATATCATCAATTTTTATATGGTCTGCTTCGATTAAAATGCTACCGTGTGGTAGTGTTTTTTCTTTTTCTTTTATGATTATCTTTTCTCTATATTTTATTTCTGGCTGTATATGAAATAACCAGAGTATAAACTTCTTCATCTTTATCATTCCACCCCTATCTTTGCACCATTAGGTAATTTAATAGTAGATGTATCAAAGACATCATTTTGTGTCAGGTATGCACCTTTTGCCTGATATTGTCTATCACTCTCGCCCTTCGTGTAAACTTCGTCTTTATCTGCCTTTTTATCAAGCTCATCACTCCATGCACTTTCAAGTTGCTGTAGATATTCCTCTTTTACATACTTCCCTTTTGGCTGGAACTTCCCATCCGTCTCCACTTTCGTGTAAACGTTTTTAGGAATTGTCTCTACCTTTTCATTTACTTCATCTTTAGTATAAACATCATCTTTATCTGCCTTTTTATCAAGCTCATCACTCCATGCACTTTCAAGTTGCTGTAGATACTCTTCTTTTACATACTTCCCTTTTGGCTGAAACTTATTGTCCGCCTCGACTTTTGTGTACGTATTAGCCTTGATATCCGCTATCTTCCCGTTAATTTGAGAAATACCGGTTTCTGCTATCTCCTTTAGCTTGTTTGCATTATCTTCTATATTTGCGTTTACCTTACTCACTAAATCATCAATAACACTTATGCCGTACACACTCATACTATCCCCGATGATACTGATATCACCATCTTTTCTACTACTGGAATAGCTATCATAAAGGCTCTTATTTTTATAATGTCTAATAGTCAATTCCGGTATGTTTAACAATTCCTCCGCCATACGCCTCTCCTTTCAACAAAAACACTCAATTAAGTACTGTAAATAATTTATCCCCTCATAATAATTACGTATACCTATAAATAACCGGCTGCATACGTCTTGCCTCTTGTTTTGTTTGATACGTTTCTTTTATATCAGCACGCATTCTCCCCAGACGTTCCCATACTTTGCGCAAAGTTTCGGTTGTTTCATTGGCAACAAGTGCCTCTGTTTCTTGCTTATTAAATACGTTCTTTAAATCCGCTTTGTTAGATAATTCCTTTTCTACTTCGTTCTTATCCGCCTTACCCATCAATGCATTCTCTACAGTGCCTTTATCTGCTTTGGTGGATATCTGATTAATGATAGTTCCTATTTTATCTTTATTGGTGGTAAGTACATTAGCTATTTCTCCTAAAGTGTCTAACGCCTCAGGTGCTGTACCGACCACATGTTTAATCCTACCGTCTACGTATTCTGTACTTGCAAGCCCTATAAGCGACGACTTATCCGCCTTATTTGTCTTTAAATCATAACAACTGTGCAACGCCCCGGCTATTCGATTATTCATACTCTCATGAACCTTGTCTATTTCCGGCTTTGTATAATAACTCTCCTTAATATCCTTCCACTCATTCCATAACTTCTCTGTATCCGCTTTATACTGCTCAATAGTCGTCTGTCCGTTTCGTGCAGCAATAGCAAATGATTCCGCCTCATCACGAAAATGCTGTGATTCCTGTTTACTCTTATCTGCCAACCCTTGATTGATAGACACGCTTTCTGCCAATTGTTTTACAGTCTCTTCTGACTGCTTTACTATTTCTGCTTTTTCTTTTACGAAATTCGCCTGATTCTCAGAGATATCTCTCGCGCTCTCTGATTTTTCTTTTGCATCCACTGCTACATTCTTAGCATTCTCTGCATTTGTTTTTAATTCATCTACTGCATTTCTGCATAACTCTACATGGTTTTCCGTTTCCTTTGCTCTTTGATAAATATCGGAAATTTCAGCCCCTTTATTTTCTATATCCGTCTTTGTGCTTTTGGCTTTTTCATATGTTGCATCAGCTAATGTTTGTGCCGCCTTTGCCTTATCTTCACTAATAAGCCACTGCTTAGCACTCTCTTCCGCTTTTACTTCACTGTCTTTTGCCTTTGCTGCTTCCGCCTTAGCGACCTCTTCGCTTTCCTTTGCCATACCCTGAAGACGTCTTGCCTCATCCCTTGCAGCAGTAATGATATCCCTATTTGATACGATATCCCGTTCTAATTCCTCTGCCTTTGCTTTTGTACGCACGGCAACTTCTTCCGATTCTCTCGCCCGTCTTTGAATATCGTTGATTTCATCCTTCTGCTTACCGATACGCACTTCAGCCTGTGAGACATCATTCAATACATTTTGTATGCTTGCTTTAAGATCACCGGAATTTCTTTCGCTGTTTCTCGCAAGTCTGGCACTCTCTCGTGCTTCTTGTGCAAAATCTTTTGTATCTTGATTTAATGCACGGCTTTCCTTTACGTGATTTTCCGTCTCCCTTTGAGCATTTTGTGCCGCATTTAAAAGTCTATCTGTCGCTTTACGCTTATCATCAAATATTCGTGCATCGTCTTCTAATTTCTTCTGCCTGTCTGCCATTTTGCGAACCCCGGCATTGACATCGTCTTGTCGTCTTTTCACATCATCAGCAGTATTATTTATTTCTTTAGCTTTCCCTGTGATAAATGCTTCCTTCTCACTCACGACTTCTTTTGACTTCTCTGCGTCAGCCCTTGCCTGCTCCGCCTTTTCTCTTTCCGCTATAACTTCATCTTTCACCTTTAATGACGCCTTAGCATGCTCATCGGCTGTGGCTTCTGCTTCCTTTGCCTTATCCCTTGCAGTCATAGCTTCATCTCTGGCGCGTCTTGTCTCTTGTGTAACGAAATCCCCCTGAATGATATTCCGGAAATGTAAAGGCTTCTCTCCTATTTCTACATCACCATCTACCGCGAACAACTGTCCGGCATAAGTACCTTTAGCAACTCCGGTAAAATACCCTCTGGCAAAATCTCCGTTATCGTTTGCATCTTCTGCTCGTATCCATGCTCCCTTAGATACCACATATACGCCGTTCTCCTTAGCATTTATCTGCTTCCAAACAAGAACCCTATCACCATCTTCCACTTGGATCCCGTCGATAGTCTTTTCACCTGCTAAAGGAATATTCTCTGTCGTGGCAACCATCACGCCTGCTTTGATAAACTCCGATGTCCCGGCAATGATATTATTTAGAATTTGATACATATAATTTCGTTCTTTGATTAATTGCTTTACTGCAAACGCCGTCGTATCCCCGGCTTCCCCCGGTGCGTAGTTAATCGGATATTTATAATGAAAACTCATTAATCATACCTCCATATTTCAAAAATGCGCGGTCCTTCGCCATTCTTCCCTGTGTGTTTATGACCATCACGAAAATGCATTAACCGACTGATGACTTCATAAATATTTGTTACTTCATCATCTAATTTCTTTACAGCTACTTTCGTGGTATCTCCGGTCTTATCCTTAGCCCAATTGATTTGATATAACCGTCTCATTATCCCACTCCTGCTACCAATAAACCTAAGCGCCTGACAGACAATGCCCCCTTAGCAATAGTAATGACCGGCGCTACCTTAGCTAACTTATAATTGCATCGCTTCTTTAACTCTATATACTCATCACCGGCTATAGAATCATCATCAAGCGCGACAATGTCATCATCAAGCGCGACAATGTCGTCATTAGCGCTTTTAGATAAAGGTATGGATAAATTTCCAATCGTCAATGTTGCGTCTCCCACCTCTCGTGAATATAAATCCATCATAATACGCTTTAAAACGACACGATCCATTCCCTTTATCTCTTTTAACTTCACGATGCTTTTTACATCTTCGCCATCATCAGTGCTTATATCATCACGCACTTCATAAATCTTATGTCCTCTACTCACATAAACGGTACCGTTATACTCTTGTGCATGAGACACATATCCTTTCATACGTCTGGTAGTAAAAGCGCCTGTGGCTGTACTAAATATATAAATAACTCCGGATTCTTGCGGCTGTATCCAAATTTGCCACTTAGTAGGCAAACTCCATATGCTGCATGTTTCCGGCTGAATATTCAAAGTCAAAAAGTTGTTAATCAATTTCCCTACATTAACAGTCTCCATATCACCATACATTTGAGTAGACTGTATCGCTTGAAACCCCATATCGCCTAAGAAAAATAAGCTGTTCCGTGCTGATACGATACTATAAAAATTCGTAGCATATGCGTCCTTTGCCAACGGCAACTGCTGCCAATTTGGATAAGTACCTGTCAATCGAAACGCCTTATTCATAGATGTAAACACAATTAAATCTTGGAATAGTCGACCAACGGCAACAATTGTCCCTGCGTCATTATCGCCGATATCAATCCACTTCGCGGCGTTTTCTTTTTCGTCATCTTCTTTCCAATCCGATGCATCCAGCACGCCACTAAATGACATACGTCTACTTTCGGAATGAACAGCGACTAATCTGTTTTCCTGTGCAAAGATATATTCTGCTCTTGGCGAATGTTCAATAGTTGATAATTCCCCATTTTTATACTTCTGTATTTCTTCTCCACTTGCTATATATACGGCATCACCAAAAGACGTGATAACCGGTCTTGACTTCCCTGTGGTGTTCCCTAAAAGCGTGTGCTTATGGAAATTTGTTTTATAAATATTTCCCCCTGAAATGAAAATCATTTCACGAAATCCAATCGGATAAAAAGTATTAATATCCCCTGTTGTCTCAATAATCGGTACAAGCCCCGCCACTTTACTAAGTGATCCGTCTAATGCTCCGTACTCTACGTTTTCTGCCAATGAAAATTGATTCATCGCAATGGCATCGGGACTAACAGTGAAATTAAGCCCACCGGAAAAGTCATTATAGTCCACTACCGACTGTTCATGTTTTGCCGAAATCTTCACTGCCAGTACCCCTCCATTATCATCTTCTTATTATCCATCGAAGCAATCATCGTAATAATTTGCTGCGTGAGCGTTGACAAAAGTTCTTCCTCTTGCCCCATCATAAACTCGTTACGATACTGCGCACGAATTGTTGCGTACTCGATAATCACGTAATCAAAATCATGCACCCAATCCAACTTGCCATCTAATGTATATACAGACTGTACCGGTGCGTAAATAACCATCCACTGTGTCGTCTTAAGTGGCTCAGGATAAAGAAATATATCCTGCCCAAGTCGATAATATTCCACCGGTGACGCTTCTTTTATATCCCTCGGTAGTGTCGCTCTATATATCATCGCTGTACCGTCAGCATAGACTGCATGTACTTTCATAGGAATTTCAGACAATTTGATTTGCCCTTCACCTGACTCGCGCTTGTATAAAAGATTTGGCTTATACTGCATTACCGTTTTCCGCAAGTAAGCGTTCGCTTCATTTATCCACTGTAGTAATTCTTCATCTGAGTATCCCACTTTATCAGTATCGGAAATATTTGTCCTAATTTGCTTTATGATATCTTCAATCGCTGTCATAGTACCCTCTCAATAAAAGAAAAGCGGGAGAACTTGCCCTGCTCCTTCTTCATCAAGTTCTCCCTTCCTTTCGCAATATTAGTCAGCTTTGCAAGCGGTCATCACTTGAACGGTACTGAAATCTTCTCCGTCAAATTTAGATTTTGCAATGCCGAAAATAGTAGATACCGATACGCCGTATTTACGTCCGTAATCGAATACCTTTTCATTCCATTCTGCTTCCTGTGCGATAGCAAAAGCACCTGCTTGTGCGCCCATCAAAAGCGCATGCCCTACTGCTGCAGAACCGGATCCGGTTTCGGTAATCTTTACATTTTCATGTTCGTGAATGATGACATTGTCATACATACCGAGTGCGCCGGTAAAAATAGGATTGTCATTACCACGAATGTTTGCATATTTCTGTGCGTCAATCCATTTAGCGTCGTTCTTTAAGTCGCGCGCTTGATAAGGATTTACCACAAGTACATAGTGTTTTGTACCGTTTACGACAACCGGACGTACATGTGCAAGCCGTGCTTTACGTTTAGCTACACCAATAAGGTCAGCTGTGAATACATCTGCTGTCGTGATAGAGCCTTCAGATGTTTTACCACCGGCAAAAATCTTACGACCGTCTGTCGGATTTGCTGTCAGTGCGTCAAAAACCATCTGGTCAATGGTATATGTGAGCCATGTAGCAAGCCCTTGTTTTGCGTGTTTACGCAAGTCGATAGCGGTTTTCTGTTCTTCCAGTTTTCCTTTAAGCTTTACGGCATGAGCTTTTTCATGTACCTGTACTGCAAAATCGTAGAATTGCAATGCTTCTTCTTGCCCTTCCAGTTGAGCATCGTCTGTAACACCTGTTCCGGTCAATGCTTTCAAAAGCGGAATAACAATGGTATCGCCGGCTTCTTTTTTCAAGTTTGTCATTTTATCAATGATATAGCCGTTGCCTGTGCCTGTGAACTTTTCAAAATAAGAATCTTTGAGTGCTTGCGCCCATACGTCTTTACCCCATGCTTTTTCTACAAGTGCTGCCGGGATAGTGGTTTCTGCGAATAACTGTAAATCAAAAAAATGGTTTGTCATGCTTCATCTCTCCTGTCTGAATAATTAACTCAGACGACCTGCCAAGATTTGTTTTTTAAGGTCATCAGGGACTTTACCCCAATCACCATTCACCATACGCTCAATCTCTTGGATAGTCATACCACCGGTAGACGGTGTCCCCCTGACTTTATCCACCCGTGGTGCTGTGGTCATCTGTTTTACTTTGTTATTAGTTGCTTGCTGTTGCGGCGCTTGTCCGCTTCCGCTTCCGCTCAAATATGCCTGCTTAGCGGTGTTGTAGTAGTCTTTTACAAGCTGTACTTGCTCAAGCGTTCCTACCCCGCTGTTGACGCAATTAAAAGCATTTTGTATCACGGCTTGTGCATATACCGGCATCGAAGTGAAGTGCGTTGTAGTAGCGTACTGCCAAATATCATTGAAGTCGCTTCTCTTCTGCTCTTCCGCCGCCATACTTTCATAGTCGCTATAAGCTTTCTGCATAATGAGCTGTTCTTGCTGCTTTTGTGCAGCTAAATCTTTTGCACGCTCTCTTGCTTGCTGACAAATAGAATCAAAGCTAAAACGGATAGCTCTATCAACCTTAGCCTTTTCTCCGTCATCTTGATACTCCAAGTCGCTATAATCTTCTTCAGAAAGATTGAGCTGTGCTAATACTTGCTTCTTCGCTACTTCATAAGCCTTGTTTAGCAAATCCATCGGAATCTCTTGCTGCTGCTGCTCTTGCTGCTGCGCTTGTGCTTGCTGTTGCGTCTGCTGTGCTTGTCCCGATGCCTGCTGTTGTCTTTGCAATTCTTCCAGTTGTCTGCGAAGAGTTTGTGCTTCCTGCTCAGCGCTTCTGTACTTGTCATTTACATCCTTAAAGCGTTCATACGGTACTTTTCCCGCTTTTTTATCGCCGTCGGTATCGGCGTGACCGTCTTGTGCTTCTTGCGACTCTTGTACTTCTTGAGGCGCTTCTTGCTGTGCCTGTGTATCTTCTTGTGTAGCTTCTTCCTGAGTAGTGCTGCCTTCTGCTTCTTCTGCATGGTCATCAGATGACTCTTCCTTCGGTAGCTCAGCCATCACTTCTCTTGCTACGCTTTCTGATACGCCCTCAAGCTCTGCCGGAATGTCCGGCTGTGCTTCTTCTTTCACTTCTTCTGCAAATAACTGTAAATTAAACATAAACAACTTTTCCATGTCTTTATCCTCCTTTTACGTCATAAGACTTTGACGAAATATCGCGCTTTTTACGTCCCGGCGGACGATAATAAAAAATACTTTATATCAAGGGATTTCCCCTGTGATAACTATTTAATACCCCGGCGGTGTACTTCCTGCCATGAGTGCTTGTGCTGCCGCCTGTGTCATAGGCTCAGGCTGTGGCGACTGCGGCGGCGGTACTTGTCCTTGCGGTATCTGCAAGCCGAACTGCCCTGCGTATTGCTGTAAAATACCTTGTGCAATTTCAGGCGGTACTAAATTATCTCGTGCTGCCTGCTGTAGCTTAATAACATCGTCCAAGTTGATACTCATTGAACGGCGAACATTAGGCTCTTTCGGCGCATTAGCTTGCTGCTGTTGCGATTGCAAGCGCTGAATAATCTCTTGCTTGTCCGGTATATCTGAAAGCTCGATAAGCTTATCGAAAATGATATTTGCCGGAAGCCCTAACTTGCTGACCGCATCTACCAATGCCCAAAACTGCCCTTGCCGTTGAGATACGCTGTACGGTGTATCAGAAATAATAACGTCGTAATTTCCTTGTGATAGGTCATTAAGAACGGTAGTAATGAGCTGCCCCGTCTGTGGATCTTGCATCTGCACCTGTTGATTGACCGTGACAAATTGCTCTTGCCCTGTCTTTCCTACTATCCTAAAGACTTTTTCTTCAGTGTAGTATTGCGGTATCAAGCCTTTATGCCCTTTATACCCCCAAAGCTGCTGCACGATAGCGCGCTTAGATTTCCGTAAATTATCAAAGAACGGCGCAATATTTGTCACCGCTTGCCGTTGATTTAGCTCAATAGCACGCCCTGACTGCTGCGGTGACGATATACCAAGCATACTTTCATTGATACCTGTAATTTTCGGTATATCTGCTTCACTCTCTTGTGCTGACTGTATCAAGCCAACAGGCGGCGCCGACGGCTGAATCTCCCTGATACGACCACCTGCCAAAGTGCCGTCATTAACTTCGATGATAGCGCCCGGCTTACTTCCATACTTCCTATATCTTTCTTGCTGCTCCTCAGTCATCGCGGTAGTCTCAGTGATAAGCCCGGAGTTACCCTGCGTATTTAGAATATGCAGTATCTGACTTCTCTTCTTATTTATCTCGCGCTGTGGATCCTTTACATCACGCACTACGCCACATGGCACATCTCCTTCTCCATAGTGGTATAGAGTAAAAGGTACAAAAGGGAAAAAGCCGTGCTGATATGGTGAGTCCATCTCTTCAAGCTTGATGTCGCCCATGATGACGGCTAAGCGTACTTTATCTACCGGCACTTGAAAAGGCGATGCAATGACCGTCGGTATAGGCGGCGGCACATCAGATATTGTTCCGTCAGCCATCATATAACGTGTCTCCATTTCCCGCTCTTTATACCAACATTCGATAAGTCGTACCTTTTTCAAATCACGGTTATACCAAAGTGGCTCAGTGCCTACCATATCGGCTTCCTTTTCGTCCATGTCGTATCTTCTGAACTCCGATAGTATATCATCTGCATGCTCAGGATAGATATCGCACAGCTCATCTTTATCTACCCACTTTGCACGGCAGAGAAATTTCCCGTCACTATAATCAGGCTTGCGCGCTTCCGGATCCGTATAGATGTCAAAAGGTGATATCCTTTCGATGTCTATCTCACCTTCCATAGCTGTGTAATCCCAGTCATAAAAGACGTGAAACCACCCTATGCCCCCGATAATACCGTCCATGAACACCGCACTCTCGACATCGTTATAGTCACAGTTATCCATGATGTACTTCGTCACACCTTTTCTAAGCTCGCAACTCTCAAAGTCATCAGATGTACGTGGCTCAAAGTTTACTTCATACCGATTAACACGCTGATAACCGCTTAAAATATTTAGATGTGGTCGAATCTTATTGATAGTAAGTGCAGGTCTCCCTTTTTCTGTGAGTGCTGCCTTATCATCTTCGCTCCACTGCTTTCCACGGACAAAGTCATACTCTTCTCGTGCCAGCTTTCGCCACTCGCTTCCGTGGTCAACCGCTTGCTTAAACCAATCTCTTACCTTACTAATCTCCATCAAAAATTACCTCTACTTTTAAAGCTTCTTTGTACTCTTTTTTTATCTCATGACAAGCGCATATAAGCATGTGTGTCATATACTCCGTTAAGTCATCATGCTTCAAAGATATCTGCATAAGCCCTTTTTTTACCATACTTCCCCGTACTAAGTCAGTGGTACTGCTCAAGTAGTGTAAAATAGCTTGCGCTATAGCTGATATACCGCAGCATACCAAGTCATGTCCACAAGCTTCTGTATACCCTGCATGCCCAAGTATCTCTATCGTGATAGACTCTTTTGTATATAACACCGTGACTTTCATCATATCGCCCACACACTCTCTACCCTTTCTTTTCTATATCTATCCACATACTTCGTCTTTTTCGGCTTAATGGGTGCATACGGTCTGCCCAAGCAAAGATATCCTAAAGCGTCATAAGCGTGATCTTCTTCTGTGGTATCCACATCTTCAGGACGCGTCTTTGAGTGCGTGAGTATCGGTATCGTCCTGATACTATGGAAGCAAGTATCAAAAAAGCGAAGTGCAGGTATCTGCTTTCCTTCGCTATCTGTATGTCCTATCAGCCGTAGCTTCACTTGCTCCGCCTGCTGCAATCTTCCCTTCGTGGACGGTATAAAAAGACGCCTTTTTCTCTTCTGCAAAACTTTGTTTATCTCTTCCGCTATCGACGGTGTTCCCGGATTTGTGACTATCCAACAGGCACTATCCAAAAAACTCCCATCCATCTCTTCTGTACCTTCAAGCAGCGCTATCTTCTCCGCCACCTGTGCCGCACTTTCTTTCGTGCCGACGTTCGCTTTACCGCCGTATCCATATAGCTCTCTATATATCCATAAAGTACCATCATAGTCCATAGCACCCCATAAGACAGCATAAGGTCTCGCGCTCCCCCAGTCCATACTGCGGAAGCGTGTCCACCCCTGCGGTATCTCAAAAGGCTTTACTACATGTAGATCCTTTTTCCACTGTGAGAAAAACTGCCCGCCGACAAGCCCCCACTCGCCTAAGCCGTAGACACGATAGCCATTTGGATCTTGCTGCTTCCTTAGCTCCATGCGTCTATAGTAGGCTTCATCTATAAAGCGGTTATCTCGATAAGTACTATGATGAGTAAAGATATCAGGCGATTTGATGTCGAAATACTTCGCTTTTATCCAGTGCGACGCGTAAATTGGATTAAAAGAAAAAGTGATTTGATAGTATAAATTTTCGCTCGGCAGCGTACCTCTCAAGCGGTCATCAAGGATATCTACATCTTCTTCCTCTAACTCAGTCGCTTCTTCTATCCATACCCACGTAAGACTTCCACGTGGAAAGGTGATAGACTTTATCTTTTCCCTTTGAGCATCGTCTTTCATACCACGAAAGATGATACGCGCACCCGTCAAAGTACATTCAAGCTCAATCGGATTTCTGCGGATCACCCACGCAGGCGACCCTGCACCAAAGATACGATAAATGGCGGCGGTAAGCTCAGCAAAAGTAGAGTCTCTGTTACTCTCTTCTATCTTCCGCACCACCAAAAGATTGGCGCCCGTATACTTCGTATCAGATAACTTAAGGATAAAGTCTTGAGCTATATTCACGCTCTTACCACTGCCCGCGCTTCCCTTAGCTAAGCGATAGCGGCACCGCGTGGCGTTAAAGTCTTTAAAGATTTTATTAAAAGCTATCTTTTTCTCTTTTTCTACCACACTTCGCCGCTCCTTTCGTGTATCTTTTTCACCTATTAGTAGTCTTCTATATCGTCGTCGCCGTAGTCGACTACTATCTTCGTCACAAGGGCGCCGCCACCTGCACCGGTAATCTCTTGCTCGCTCTTGTCTTTCCACCCAAAATTATTTTTCAGGTTAAATTGCACGCCTGTGCCTTTAGCCGTCATCAGCGACCTTTCCCAAAAGGCTTCTATCCTTTGCTTCGCGCGCGCGATAGTCGACCCAAATAACAGGTCTTTTTTATAGTTTCTAAGCGTCTCAGTCGACAAGTCAAGCGACAAAGCTAAGCCCGCCATCGTCGGCGCCCAAGCCTTTTCTTCACACTTACTAAAGTAAGCTTCTATAGCTGCTTCAAGCTTTGGCACACTCGTAAACTTCCACGGGCGCCCGCTGAGTCCTACAGGCTTTTCTTTCCTACTACTTTTGCACATCTTTTTTCACACTCTTTTTCCTTACTACCACTTTTTTCGCTGCGCGCTCTTCCTTTTTCTCTTCTTTTTCTTCATTTACACACACGCCATCGCAGACATCTCGCACTTCCTCATACGCCGACTGCGGAAAGCGTCGGAACTTCCCCTCGTATAGTGCCAAGACGGATCCATCTTCATAAGCTTCATAGACGGCGTACCATCTTTCCCCTATCCTTACTTCATACATATACACACCTCTCTTTCTTCCACGAAAAAAGCCCCGGAGTACGGGACTTTCTTCAAAGGAGTCTTTCAAATGAAAACAAAAAGTATAAAAAGTATAAAGAATTTATAAACTGCTCCAAAATTCTACACTTATATTATACCATACTTGACAAGAGTTTTCTGTGCAAATTTGTGCAAAAGTGTGCAAATTTGTGCAAAAGTAAAAAGTTTATAAATTGTTTATAATTCCCTACTTGACATCACGTGATATCTATACTATGATGTAATCATCAAGGGGATAACCCCTCAAGTTAAGAAAAGGAGTGATTGATATGACAGCATTAAAAGACGTTTTAGAAAGTATGGATCACAGCAGATACGAAGGCTGCGAAGAAGGACTTTATCTTTATGACTACGATGTGACCGTGAAGATGGATATCCCTGAGCTGCTCTCCGAAGTAGCGCCAAAAGAGATGAGTAAGATAGGTGCTGACTGGACTGACCAAGATAAAAAAGAGTTCATCTGTGACACCTATCAGCGCCATGAAGATGAAGTAGACCGATTGGCAGTCACTCGCTACTTCAAAAATTTCCCGGAAAAATTTGAAGTAAATAGCAAAAATTAAAAAGTCCCACACTCGTGCAGGAGTGCAGGACTCAGGCGGTATAAGATATACCAACCACTGATATTATTATACCGCCTACTAATATTTTTTTCAAAGCGTAGGAGGATAATATAATGGAAACAATTCAAGAATTATTTATAGATGTTTTAGGCAGCTCCGCTGCTGAAAAAATTGGCAGTATGATGAAAGATGTAGAAAACACTTATAGGAATGAACTTCGATACTTGGTAAAAGAGGACTTCCTAAGCTACGGCTTAACAAAAGCTCAAGCCACAAAAGCCGCAGCAGTGATAAACTTAGCAAATAGAATCTCTTCACTATCACCAAAGCAGGTGCTTATGAGAACACCTGAAAAAGTATTCAACCACTTTGAGTATCTCAAAGCGGAAGAGCAAGAACACTTTATAGTCTGCTTCCTAAATATAAAAAACCGTCTTTTAGGATACAAAGAGATTAGTATAGGGAATCTAAATGCTGCACCTGCAGACATAAAAGAGGCTATGCGATGGGCGCTTCGTTTCAAAGCGTATGGATTGATATTAGTTCATAATCATCCATCAGGGGATCCGGAACCGTCACGGGCAGATATTCATCTAACTAAGGCTTTTGCTAAAGCTGCTAATTTGTTAGATATGACGATTTTAGATCACCTTGTTATCGGTGATGATATATTTGTCAGTTTCCAAGAAAGGGGATACTTATAATGAGTATTTACAAAGGGAAAAGAAAGGTTATTACCTTGCGACTGAAAGAAGATTTAGCCGAAAGGCTAAAAGAATTGGCGGACGAAAGCCGTCGCCCACTGAATGAGGAAATTGAGATAGCTATAAAAAACTATCTCGATAGCGAACGGCTTGAAAGAGAACAAACAAAGGCGATCCAGCTCGCCGCGCAAATGTCTTTAAAAGACTTATGCATCGAAAAAACATTCGTCATATTTAAAAATGACGAAGAAATCCGGTATTCGTATAGTAACTTCCCCGGAGTATATAAGGTGGAAGTTTTCAACCCCAATAGCCTATACAATCGTTATACATATGAAGTAGTGACTAAGAAGCACTACAAAGAATTGATAAAAGAAACGGAGGAATAAGGGAAAATGAATATTACAATTTTCGATAAAGAACAAATAGTTGACGGCTTTACCGTTAAAAAAGATTTTATAGGCTTGAGTGAAGACGGGAAATTTATAGCCTTCTCAAGCGGAGCTTGTTGCAACAACACCATAAAAGTATTTACCGCCACTGCTCCCGGTGAGTGGACCGGTGAATGGGTAACGTTTTCCGAATACCCAGAAATTACTCGTGCGGTGAGCTGGCTCGAAGATGAGCAGCTCGAAAACGAGAAAGCCACAGCTATTAATTCTGCGGTAGGGATTTCCCTTTATAGCCTCTGTCAGGAAAAATTTTTCCAAACGACAGAGTGGGGGAATTACCGAGACTACCGGTATGCCGACTTCCCCGGAGTATATAAGGTAGAAGAAATAGACCCATCCACCGGACTTACTTGTGGCTATACCTATGAGCTGGTCACAAAAGATAGATACAAAGAGTTGATGGAAACAAGTATGTAACAAAAAAGGCACTCGCAGGAGTGCTTTTTTATTACCCAAAATACTTTTTATCATAAACCTTTATAGCCGTCCTTACCTGATGACGCACCGTCGACTCACTACATGATACCTTAGCAGCTACCGCTTTTAAGCTATAGCTTTTTATGTATCTCCAATAGAGGATGGATGCTAAAATTTCCGGCGTGATAGACAGTACTTGCGCGGTTATTTTATCTCTTTCTTCCACGCAAATAGCAAGCTCTTCTAAGAGTCGTGCCAAAGACTTCTCAAGCCTGATAAGGATACTTGATAAGTCGTATACGCTGCCCGACCCTGACACTTTAACACCCATAGCAGGTGATGAAATGGATAGCGCACTTTCTCGCGTGCGCTCAATTTCTGATGTGATCGCTTTTATCTTTGCGCAAATACCTGCTACCCGTAAAAGCTCTTCCTCGCCCTTCGTCATCCGATACCCTCTTATCTCACTCTTGCGAATTATTTTTTATCAACATTTCCATCTTAACGAATATAGTCCACTTTGTACTTGCTCTTTTGTCACCAAGAATCGGTCTATACGGAGATAATTTTACAACTTTGGCAAATGGTATTTGCGCAGAGTTCCATTTAAACACAAGTATTCCGTTACTTCTTAATACTCTAAAACACTCGGCAAATGCTTTCGTTATCCAACTCTCCCATTCCTCCGGCAGCTTACCGTACTTGATATTAAGCCATGACGTTTTCCCTGCACGGATCATATGTGGTGGATCGAAAATGACAACATCAAACGCTCCATCTGCAAAATCCATACTTGTTACATCTCCAACATGATTCGGTTCTATTCTGATTTTTCTTCCACCGGAATATTCTTTCACCCCTGCACGGATATCCTGAAAGGTCACGAAAGGCAGTGCCTTTTCGTACCAAAACATTTTACCCCCACAACACGCATCCAGTATTTTCACTTTTTCACCTCATCATTCTCTTACTAATTATTTTTTACTCGTATAATTTTATCGGCAATTCTATCCACCATATCCGCTGCCTTTAGTACATTCTCTTCCGTGATGTACTGAGTCGCAAGCATAGTATATCCTACTCTTTTATCAGGGACGATAATTGTAACGATAATAGATACCGTTGTAAAAATCATTAATCTTTTCAATAGCTTTTTACCTTGGATAATATCCACATCATCTACATAAATTACAATAAAAGCGAACATTGTCGCAAATACCCCTAATACGCTAAGAAACATAGCCACTGCACTAATAGAATTACAAACATCAATAATATAAATTGTCCACGGTAATATGATTGGTTCGTCCATTTACTTTTCTCCTTTTGCTTGCTCTATCAACTTATTTAAATACCACGACGCTTTTTCTAAATCTTCAACGCCGTTCTTAAACTTCCACCGCCACACGTACTTAATGATGTTCGCCGTACAAACAGCCTCAAGCCCTTGTAAACGGTTTGTAGCGCTTTCGATAGCGTCAATACATTCCACCTTCCCTGATGTGTAATGCGACGGGTGATTTATCACTTCTTTATCAGTGCCTATTCTCTCTGCTTTTGTTTCCTCGATTACTTCTTTTTTCATTTTGTCAATTTTTTCTAAGCATTCATATGTGACGTTCCAACAATATCCCTTTTTCCCGCTCCAAAGCCAACTATTTCCGTCATGCCCTCCCATGTACTCGTCGAACTCTATGCCTATACAACCTTTTATTATTTCTTTTACCGTTCCCGTCATTCCAGGTCTAATTTTACTATTTTCTGTGTTGAATGAGTTCGGTAAAGAAACAACCCTTACCCTATCTCCGATTTTAAAATTATTTTTACTTTTCATGCTCTGCTCCTTTTTTTGCTTAAAATTTACGGAAAAATAAATGTTTTTTTCTTCCCTTCTTCCCTTTCTCCCGTTTTTCTTTCTCCCATTCCTTTAGAATATCTATACTCACACCTCGCCTTTTCTTAGCTTTTCCAGTTTTTCTGCTAACTTATTCTTGTTTCCAAATGCTTCTTCTTTACTTCTGAATACGTTTCCAAGTGCTAACGTGCCATAGTCTACGATGTCGTCTACCCATATATTATGTAAAACGCTAAATTCTATATTATTGTTTTCGTCATATTTCCATGATAAGAAAAAATATTCCTCTTCATATTCTGGTATAAACGGCTTTCTTTTGAATGTATACTCGTGAAAGTTGGCGATAATGTTTTTCCAAACTTCTGCTTTCTGAAATTCATAATATCCCTTACAGAAAAACCCGTTTCCCTCAAACTTGCATCTCCACAGCATGTTGCCTTTTTTATAAACGTCAAACTCTTCTCCTATATCAACCCCGATTTTTTCTCTTAACACTTCTAAGATTTTTTGTTCAAGCGTTTCTGCTTTTGCTTTTGTGTCCATTTCTTCCACCTCTTATTTTGTTCCTTCAATTTTTTCTAATTCTTCATATAAGGTATAAAAACAATGCCCCTGTTTTCCTTTCCAACTACCGCGATGCCCACCTATGTTATCATCGAACTCTACGCCCACAGTAACTTCATCTAAGTCTTTTACTGTCCCCGTCATTCCGATTTTAATTCCGGTAATTTCCAGGGCGGATAATGTCGTTACAGAAACAACCTTTACCCTATCGCCGATTTTAAATTCCATTTCCACATCTCCTATTTTTTAAGCTTAATTTTTTCCTGCAATTATCACTACATGTCATTTTGCTAATAGCTATTGTCTGAAATTCTTTTCCACAAAATTCACAATGTTTAGTTATTTTTTCTTTCTTTGCGTCACTCCATGCACTCAAACATTTTAAGCTACAAATATCCCAACCTCTAAATTCCCTATTATCTATAATCTCAAATGGCATAAAGACTTTTCCGCAAACTTCACAATGTTTCGGTATCGCTAATTTTTCTGTTTTCTTTGAATAATTATCATCGCACATCATCTGCCTATTAACTTCTTCAATCTCTATTTCAATTCTCGGTTTCCCTTTATCAGTGAATACCTCTTGCAACAAATGAACACACTTTCTACTATCTTTTTTTATGACCTTCATTTCCTGTAGCGCGTCCAATATAAATTTAGCACCGCTCATTACATTATCCTCATCACGCCGATTATCCTTTTCAAAGTACCTGATAAAGATAATCACTTTTCCCGTGTATCTTTCCTTTACCTGATTCGTTAAAGCCAAAGCAATACTATCCTGTATCTCACGCTTCAAGGTAGCCCCGGCGTACCTATTCGTCCGATTTGTGTTAATCACATCATTTAAACAAGGCAGCCGTCCCTTGAGTACTAACATCATACCGGACACCCCCTTTGCAACCGTCTGTTCCTTCCATCCACTCTCATCAGATATGGATAGCACATAGAATAAATACGACTTCCAATAGCCGTATCAGCTTTCGTAATAGCATTTAAACTATACTCACTCGAAATAATCGTGGGCAGCCTCTTTATATACCGCGTGTTGATGATATCGAAAACTATCTGTAAATCCTGTTTATCAATACCACCATCACTATAAGCACCCTTAAATAAATCATCTATATAAAGACATGGTGATGTTTTAGGTGTCTTTATTAATTTATTGTATGTTTCACTACTCCGATACATCGAATTCTTGATCTTTTGAATTTCATTTCTATACTGCCAATAATGGTGTTCAGTGCCTACCGCTTGACAAACCGCAATACAAATATGAGTCTTGCCCGTACCGCTCTGTCCGAAAAAGCCAAGCCCGATAGCATCCGGATCATGAATAAAACTCAAAGCGACCCTTTTCATTTTGCACGCCTCATCAGTATCCTCTAAAAAATTATCAAGCGTATAGCGACTATAATCTTCAGAAGAAATACCACTATGAGATAGCCACTTCTTTAACTTCCTTTTTCTTTCACAGTCCTTACAAATCCGGACCATGATATAACCATTAACATTTACAGGTATGATTCCTTTATCTCGACACTTATCACAAATGTATGTATGAGCGTCTTCCGGTGTCTTATGAATGGACATCTCTAACTCCTTTAAAACCTGAGTAATGCTTTCCATATAAACCTCCTTCCTAAAAGTCTTTTATAATATCTAAATCTTCTCTCGATAAACTTTGACTCCCCTGTGTAGCCTTTTTCCCCTTTACAGACTTTTCATTTTTATTCCAATAAGCACATGCAGCCTTCCAACTCTTCATAGGATTTCTACCAACACGCCAACCGTTAGCATCGTAATAGCTCATGAACGCTTCCGGATCAAACACGTATCCCTTCTCTTTGATATATGCAATAAGCTCATCCAATGTTGGCTTCCTAAACTTCTTTGATGAAATAGATAAATTATCTTTTGTAGTAGTAGTTTTAGTAGTAGTAGAAACACTGCCATCAATCACATCATGTGACATATCTCTTATACTTTCCTTTCCTTTACTTTCCTTTACTTTACTTTGTGTACTTCTGTATACATTAATGGAGTTATTGCATACATTAACTGAGTTATTGTCGTCATTAATGGAGATGAGTGCAAAATCCCTACGGAGAAATACCGATTTTCTTCTCGAAGTTACAGCTAAAAATCTTTTTTGTATCCCTGCAGAAGTCAGTATCTCATAATTATCCTTCATGCTTTCGTCAAAGAAACCTACTTGTAAAGCCTTTTTAACAACCTCTTGTACGTGTCCTTCCGTGACGTCGGTATCCTCCGCCACTATGAAAGGCAAATCCTTTGTCCACCTCAGATAGTACCCCTCGTCCTGATAGCAGCTATTCAGCAGCCAAATTAGTACCGCGATTGATGACGCTCCGCATGACTTAATTATTCTTCGCACTTTTATATCTCGCAAAAAACCGACATCCATAGGGTAATAATCTAAACCCTGTTTCAGCGGTCTTGCCACCTGCATCACCCCTTTCAGCAAAGATTCAACAGTTAATTATTTCTTCCATAACCCGGTACATAACTCCTTATTCGGGATCAACCCGTTGTAATGAACACATTGACCATCCATATCATCAAAAAGGTTTACAGATTTGAAAATATCTAACATGATAGCTTCATCAAGTACATCCTTTACAAACTCTTCGCAACTGTTTGCGCTTTCTGCAGCCCTGAAAATATTCTCTTCACTCATCGGAATGCATTTCGACTTTTCATCATACCTACATAGCATAGAAACGATAATCATTAACGCGTCAGTACCCATTCGATTTTTCAACATACGCACTCGTAAATTACTCATAAACCCACAACTTAATGCAATAGACTTTCCCATTCTACATACCTCCGTTTAATGCCCTTTCTAAAGGCGCTAACGCCAAAATTTGAGACTGAATACGGCTTCGCTGTTCATTCACATAAGCCCTGAGTTCAAGACTTGTTTCCGGTAAATAATAACCGCCGCCGGGATCCATGTGAGAACAGATTAATTCTCCGGCACGGCGCTCACTCTCAATTGTTTCCCTTAGCCTTCTATCAGATAAACCGGTAAGCCCGGTGAGCGTTTTACGGCTCACCGAATTTTCCCGACCGATAGCATTTAGATTTTTCAATAAATCTGCTATCATGACTTCACCTCTCCGGTTTCTTTATCTACGACGACTTGAGCTTCAGTATCAATAGTTACTGTCTCATCCGGTAAATCTGCCATCTGCTCAGCAACCGAACTCTTTACTGTTTCATCAGTCGCAACGGCTCTGATAAAGTCCGTTTTCATCGGCGCATACTTCAGCACCTTTTTAAGAACTGTCTTTTTGGCCATCTCATCAAAGTCTGTCTGCCAGGGTCCTCGACCATAAGTCTTTGACTTTGACTTTGCGAAAGCCTCAACGTCCTCTTTACTCATCACTTCAAAACCTTCCCCGCCGTTCTTAAATTTGATTACAGCGTAATAGAGGATCACATCTCCCCTATTCGTGAGCGCCGGGATATGCTTGAGTTTTGGATTAAGTCCAAGCTCGTACTCAAAAGTATCGTTTTGGTAAACCTCGTGTGCTTGCAGGCTTTGCACTTCCCCGCTACGATACGCCAAGTCTATTAAACCTTTATAGCCAAGTTGGAATTGCACCTGATTTCCATAAGGAATTAAATACGCTTGACCCAAAGGCGTATTAGGCTCAACACCTAACTGTGCTGCCTGCATGACAGCTCCCAAGAAAGATTGCGGTGTACAATTCTGCAATGCAGGATTTGTGGAGATTGTCGTCATGACAATTCTCGTGAATCTCTCAGGCGTCATCACCGTTGGTAACGCCTTCTTGATTTCGGGCATCATAGCTTGTAGATACCCCTTTAGTGTTGTTCCCCCATTTTGAAGCGCTTGTGCCTGTTGCTGTTGCTGCTGCTGTAAACCACCTGTTGTTTTCATAATGTAGCCTCCTTGTATAAATAAATTAATAATTAAATAACAGCCAAATTTTGATACGGGACCCATCTGAGAATAGGTTTCCCACCGGGAATATATCCCGTCCTGATAATTGCCGATGTACTCGTTTTACTGAGAAGTACCCCCTTTATCGGTGGTAAATCTTCTCGCACCTCTTTAACATTGGCGCCTATACTTAACTTTTTAAAACTCTCTTGTGTCATAACTCACCATACCCGGAACGTCCTCGACGGCTCACTTACAGTGATAAGCCCTGCAGCTTTCAAAGCCTCGTACGAACCCTTATCTTCCTTTTTTATTCTTGACAACGAGATACTTTCCCGACCCTTCGTGACTTTCCAGGTGACTTTTCTGTCGCCGATACGGCCGACTTCAAAGTCCCCCATCATCTCCATGAGCCTATTCCTCTTTAGTTGAATACTTTCCTTCAACGCTTTTTCGACTTCTGCGTCTTTATCCAACTCATTAATAATGTCTCCTGCCTCTTCCGGAAGCATCGTCTCACTTCCCGGATCGCCTTTATATTTCCACTTCAGTGCATTGCCACACGACATAGATCCATCCACAGGCGGCGGTGTCTTTGTTTCCACCAAATTCCAGAACTCTTTTTCTTTTTCAATGAGCGCTTTGATATCCTCTTCGTTCCGTTCTATCCTTTTCCATTTGGCGTCATTCCCGCCTAAGAGAACGGCGATATACCAATAGTCGGCTCCCGTCACTGCCATATAATGGAGACACTGGCAGTAATATGCATCCGGAATTTCATCGCCCTTCCATTTTTTATACTGAGGAGCACCGGCTGTTTTTATTTCAAGCCCTGCATTTTCACCGATAACCGTTCTGTCGACATTAGCAATCATGAACGGATACTCTTTATTGCGAAGAGTACCGAGACGCTGTACCTTTTTACCGGTTTCCTCGTTGAACCAGTCGGCAATATTTGGTTCATTCTTCTGCCCCCAGTACACAAAGGGATTTCCCGTTAAATCTTCGGGCGCAGCCTCGCCGATTTTCTCCAGCCAAAGCTGATACGGTGACTTGTACGAATTCAGCCCCATAATCACCGAGGCGTCACTGCCGCCAATTCCCATATTTCTTACGGCTAACCACTTTTCGTGATCATCCGCGTCTTTTACCGATAAAATCAAGTCGCAATTTGTATATGCCATTTGTGTAATCCTCCATTTACCTCAACCATTCAATTTGTCTAAATATGTCATAAATCATCGCCGGAACACTGTCTGCGCTTATATTCGCCCTGCGTTTTTCCTTTCCATAAAATGTGACGTCTACATAATCACCATTAGATGTTTCTACAAGTTCGATATCCGTCACACCGCAATCGGAATAGTCCAATGCTTTCTTCAGGTACATGAGCGCATGCTGCCTTTTACTTCTCTCGATGAGTGCCAAAAATGCAAGATGTTCATTCTTTTCTTCAATTTCTGTCATTATTTGCCTCCTGTGTTATAATAGAGGCGGAAAGTTTTAGCAATTCTTTTCCGCCCTGCCGATTGATAATTGCCGTTATCAGTCGGCTTTTTCATCGTTCAAATTGCTACAAAATATCATATTTGGGTAAATCTCCGCATCGCAATAATCGCAATAAACTATTGCTTTGCCCCAAATTTTTGTATTGCCACCAACTTTTGCATTGCCACCTACTTTTGCTTTATCACAAATTATGGCGTTTCCATATACTCTAGCGTTGCCAAATACCCGAGCGTTGTCATATATTTGGGCATTTTCAGATATCCGGGCGTTTTCAAATGCTCTCGCCCCGAAATACACCCACGCCGTTCCATCGTGGGACAAATTTCCCTCTTTTTCTATGAGACCTCCTAAGTCTCCCCTTTTTACGTTCCCAAAATCTCTGACGGCTATAATTCTATGTAAAATATGACCGTCACGTCTTTTCGGTTCCTCGATAAGTTCATATTTCCTCATTGCCTTGCCTCCTTAACCCTTACAATAACGATTCGCCCCAGCTGTAGCTCCCTCGGATCTTCTATGTGATTGTCCTGCATGGCTTGCCACACGAGCTTCCTTAAATCTTCCTTGTCCGTCGCGATCTCGCGACAGATATCCCAGAGAGTTTCTCCCGACACAACTTCCTTGTGATACTCGATGATTTCTATGTCATCGTTCCACATATCAGCCGTAACGATGCCGCCGATTATCAAAAGCGGTACCGCCGCCGCTGCAACAACACGACCCCAACGAATTCTACGCTTTTTCATTTTTACTCCTTTCTTTCTGCGCTCGAGCAAACATGTATTTTTGAAAGTCGGCGAAAATGTATTTCTTTCTGTGTTCGAGCAAACATGTATTTTTGGAAGTCGGCGAAAACGTATTTTGGAATATCTTTCAAAATATTTTCGTCTTTCTGAATACGTTCACTGGCATACTTCATCATATAAACGTCTTTTTTTAACGCTTCTCGAACGATTTCTTCATCGTCCTGTAAGCGTTTACTTGCGTATTTCAATGCTCCAGCGTTATTTTGCACCGCTGCAAGGACGACTTCTTTGTCGTCTTGTAATTTTTTACTTGCGTAATCCAACCAAAGTCCACATTTACGAACTCTATCCAATGTGGTCGTTCTATCAGACAAATAGTTTATATTCTTTATTGGTTTTATTGTTACCTTCATTGCTCCATTACCTCCTTTCCTTACAATTCATCTTCCGGAATACCCGTGTACTCCGAAAGCAGCTTAGGTATAATCAAGTAGTTATACCGGATCCTTTCGCCGTGATGCGTACGCACCGCGGTGCCGAAAGGGAATTTCCCTTCCTGAAGTCCCCACCTGATAAAATCCGGGGACTTTCCCAATAACTCCGCCACCCTTGTGACGGATACTTTTTTAAACACAATCTTCACCTCTCTTTCTGCTGTTCCCTATACGTGCTTAATATCGACAGAATCAACCCTGTAAGCGTCATTCCTCTTGCCTTTGCATCTTCCATCAGCCATTCCTTGAGTGACTCAGGCATTCGCAATAATAACGGTACTTTCATTTTCTTCACCCCATTTCTAAGTGATGTCACTTTGTAATTACAATATACTATCATTTCAAAGTGATGTCAATATGAAATATTGAAATTATTTCAAAATTATTTCATAATGAAATAAATGTGAAAAGGAGTGATACTATGGCTACCGATAAAAAAGCTTTTACTATGAGAATGCAAGATGAAAATTTTCAAAAAATAAAATATATTTCTTCTTATAACAAGCGATCTATTGCTATGCAGATTGAATTTCTAATCGAGCAATGTGCTAATTCCTTTGAGAAAGAACACGGGAAAATCCCTCTCGAAAATTCACCTGCAACGGATTAATCCTAAGCAATATCAAATCATTCACCGTCAATCCTTTTTCTTTTGCTTCCACTTTCAACGCTTCGTATACCTTATCCGGTAACCGGAGCGTTATTTGTTTGCGTTCCACTTTCTTCACCCCTTTAGCACTTGATTATTTGTGTGTTATAATTCAGTTAGTGTGTTGACAAATTTCATTTAGGAAAGGAGCCCTTTATGAAAAAATTCATTTTATGCATTCTTGCCGCCGCTGCATTTGCTTTTCCGAGCGGTATTGCAAGTGCCGGCTACGTCAACGGTTATTATCGTTCCGACGGTACATATGTTCAGCCACACTACAGAAGTGACCCAGACGGAAACCCAAACAACAATTACAGCCATAAGGGAAACGTCAACCCGTACACAGGAAAACGAGGAACTCATAGATAATTGTTTCTTGCCAACACACTATCCCCTTCGGGGGATTTTTACTTTGTCCTTTTTCACCGATCCGATATAGAAAGCTTCTTACTATCAAGATTTGAAGAATTCTTATACGATGAAGACTTACTCATAACTGACGATACCCAAATAGATATAGAATTTGAATTTGAAGAAAATACTTAATTCTCTCTATGCATGGTCTTCATCCCTTTTTATTATGTTCGATTTTCCGAACTTTGTTAGTAAAAAAAAGTCGCTCCATATCTTCTGCTGATAAATTAAATCGTTCACCAACAGCCCGTGCTTCTGACGTTTTAAAGGATACTGTGTTTTTTAACCTATCATATAAAGCTGTTACGCCAATTCCTAAAAAGTCAGCAAACTTCTGATTCGTCCCAAAATGTTCCTTGATAAATCCTCGTAAATATGAGTAATCAAATTCAGCCATCTTTTCACCCCCTTATTAATTCGACTTCTCGAATTAATTACATTATAACTTGTTCAATTTTTGTTGTCAACGACTTTCCGAATATTTTTTTGTCTTTTAAATTGATTTTATTCGGAAAATCATATAATATATATTTGAGCATTCATTATATAGTATTGAAAAGGTGGTGATTAAATTGAAAAATAGTTTAATGGATCGCATAAAAAAAGCAATGGCAGACAGAGAAATGAGCGCAGCTGAACTCTCAAGATTAACCGGAATTAGCCCGTCTTCCTTATCAGAATATTTAAATGGTCGTTACGAACCAAAGCAAGATAAAGTTGCATTAATCTCCAATGCATTAAAAGTATCTCCCGGATGGTTACTTGGGTTCGATGCCAACACATCGCCGACTACTTCGGCTAATAACAATGCGCCCAACATACAAGACGCACATGTTTCTCTTCCTGACCTTACACAAAAAGACGAACGAGAAATAGAATCCGACTTAGAAGACATGATGAACTCCATTTCATCAGCAGCCTATGAAGGAGACGATGGAATCGAAGACATGGAAGCATTCAAAGCAACGATAAAAGCGGCGATGATACAAGCCAAAAGAATCGCAAAGAAAAAATACACCCCAAAAAAGTATCGAAAGGATAAATAAAAAGTAATGGACTTTCATCAAAAAGTTACTGCTCTTATCCGCCAATGTAAAACGGACGATCCATTTCGAATCGCCGCCCTTAAAAATATTCAAATCATCTATAACGACTTAGGTGGAAAGTTCGGTAACTACATAAAATACAAACGTTCTCGAATCATTATTCTTGATGACGTAAGAACACCGGACAATATACTCCCGTTCGTATGCGCGCACGAATTAGGACACGCCCTATGCACGCCTGATGACAACACCCAGTGGATAAAAACCTATACCATGAGTGTAAATGCAGACTGTATTGAACGAATAGCCAATAAATTTGCCGTCGAACTCCTATTAAATGATGACTATATAGCAGATAACAAAGACTATTCCATATATAATCTTGCAGACTGCAGAGGCGTGCCTCACAAATTTATCCCACTAAAAAAATCCATTTAACTCGTATCTTTATATAAAACTATTTTTTAAAAGGAGATGTTATTATGAAGCGAATTATACTGTTGCTGCTTATTACACTGTTTACCCCTATTTGTTCTCAAGCTATCTCATACCATGAACTATTCGGCACACCGGGGAAAGAACTTGCCCTTCGAACAATCCCTGACGGAGTTATGATTATGGATGAATCTTCACAAAACATAGCCATAAAAGCCGATAATAAAGCAATTGTTTGTACAATGAGCATTTACGTTATACCTATAAAGTCACCGGAATTAATTACGGATGTCAGAGTTCGGGCTACATATAATGTACGCTCCGGTGAATCTATAATGAATATGCCGCATAGATTCCCTGACGAATTAGAATTACTCGATTTAAAAACATATTATGCTGACGGCACATACTTACCTAAAAAAACTAATGAATATATGGTATATGCCAAAAAATTGCTAAATCAATATTACAAAAAAATGGAAAGTAAGCATATTATCATCAAGGACTCAACAAAATACAGTTATTCAGAAAGTTCGAACAATTGATGTCATATCCTTAATTATTGACAAGTGGTTCTAATTTATATAAGATAAGGACACAAGACAAAACGGTTCACCGTTTTAGGGGGATGACATCTTCGGATGCCGTCCCCTATTTTAATTTGATTTAAATCCAAGCAAAACATCATTTCTCTTGGATATAAATGGTTATATCCAAGCAAAACAACTTTTCAAACTTAGAATAAAAAAATCACCTGTGAAGATTTAGCAGTTTTTGCACAACAAAAAATTCACCTGTGCAAATTTCGCATTTTTTGCACAACAAATACTATTTCATAAATATTGACAACTTTTATTTACTTATGTACCATAGATATAGATTGAACCGTGGCGTATTGCACAAAGCGGACCGGGAAATACCTTGGTACATTGTATCAAGGTATTTTTCTTTTGCACCGGAAATAATAACTCCATCAAACCATAAAAAACAGTGGAGTTTATACTACTACACCACTATTTTTTAGAAAATGTTGGAGATAAAAATAGAACATTTTGCCAACTATTTCAAACTATTTCAAACGATTTATCAAACGATTTCAAACGATTTTCAACTATTAGGAAATTCCCAATAGTTCAAAGAAGTTCAAAAAGTTCAAAAAAGTTCAAACGAATTAAATGAGTTAAAATGAGTTAAAATGATGAGTTAAAAAGTCAGTATTTATCGTGCATTTCAGAGTTTAACTCGTTTTTAACTCATTAGCTTAATCAAGTGAATTTTGAGTTGAGTTAAAAAATGAGTTAAACTTCTTGACCCAATCAATTTTTATTGCTACCATAGTTATAGATGAATTGGCCGAAGCTCAATAGAGCCTGGTCTAAGAGAAGTCATCGCTATCGTAGCGGTGGCTTTTCTTTTTATTTTCTACAGAAAGGAGATTGTAATGAAAAGAGCAAATGGAAGTGGATCAGTATACAAAAGGAAAGACGCACGTCGCAGAAATCCATTTGTAGCCGTTATCAATTTAGGCTTTGACAACGAAGGAAAAAGAAAAAAGAAAATCATCGGAAGCTTTGCCACATTCCACGAAGCACAAAAAGCCTTAGAAATTTACAACAACACACCAATGGAAACAAAAAAAGCAATGCAAATCACATTAGGTGAATTATGGAAAATGCATTGCTTGCAGCAAGAAAAAATAGGGAAGCCGATAAATGTGACGCTACGCTCAGCCTATCGCACACACGTGATAAAAATAGCAGATATGCCTATATCAGAAATAAGAACCGTACACCTGCAATCAGTTATTGATGAATCAAACATCGGCCATATAGGACAATCGAAAATCGTTACGATATTCCATGCTATATATAAAATAGCATTAGCCAATGACATCGCGCTAAAAGATTACAGTCGATTCCTAAGAATAAAAGAATTCGTAAAATCCACCATACATAAACCCTTTACAGAAAAAGAAATGCAAACGATGTGGAAAAATAAAACCGACTTACTAACAAAAATCATCCTTATACAATGCTACACCGGGACACGCTCCGCAGACTTATCCCGGATGCTGCTCAAAAACGTAAACCTATCAGAACAATACATGATAGGTGGAAGCAAAACCGAAGCCGGAAGAAATAGACTAATCCCTATCGCAAATTGCATACTTCCCATCGTCCGTGAATTTTACGAAAAATCTAAACTAAAAAAATTGCCATATCTATTTACGTTAGAAGAAGGCATACCGCGAAAACAGGATCGCCCCCACTTCCCCCGTATTTATAAAGCAGTATATGGTGATAAACACCTCGCCCACGATGCCCGGCACACCTTCATAACGCTTGCTGCTAATTATAAATTGAATGATATTGATGTAAAATTAATCGTTGGCCACAAACAAACAGACATCACCAAAGATGTCTATACTCACAGACTAAGAGAACAGCTATTGTCAACTGTTAATAAACTACCATACGGAATAGATATGAAAATGGATCCTCGTGAATCTGGTAGCCACGTGGTAGCCACAGAGTAATTTATAGGGTATCTAATTGAGAATACAAAAACAAAAAAGTGCGTAATCACCGTATCTACGCACTTTTACCTACTCGGCAAATAATATAAGAAATAAGAACAACAGGAGGCATCATGATTCGCATACTAACTGCATCACCGGAATTTCTCCCGGGACAGATTCGCCAAAATTATCAACTGATGATACAGGAAATAAACCGCGCCAAAGAAGAACAAGCAGACATCATTATATTCCCTGAGCTTTCTCTGACGGGTTATTTCATCGGTGACCTATGGGAATCTCCGGCCTTTCTTCATGAAAGCGAAGCATATAAGGAAAAAATTATTGCCGCCGCAGAAGGCATCACCATCATTTTCGGCCATGTAGCTATTGATAAAAATAAAAAAAATTCCGACGGCAGACTAAGGCTGTACAATGCCGGCTTTGTCGCGCAAAATCAGAAACTCGTTGCCAATACCATCGGGCATTTTTACACCATAAAGACACTCCTACCCACCTATGGGCCTTTTGATGACACCAGACATTTTACGAACATACTCAGGGTAGCCGCAGAAGAAAATACCACCGTCCATAAGCTTATTGCCCCCTACGACATCACCATAAAAGACGAACACTTACAAATAGGTCTGCTCCTTTGCGAGGACAGCTGGGACGAAAACTATTTCCTTTCTCCGACAGCCATACTAACAGAGAAACAATCCCATCTTCTTGTCAATCTTTCGGCTTCTCCTTTTTCTTTAGAGAAACAGGAAAACCGTCACCGCCTCTTTAGCGCCCACGGAAAGAAATATCGGATACCCACGCTGTACGTCAACCGTAGTGGCGTGGAAAATACAGGTAAAACCATCTATCTCTATGACGGTATCACCTTTGCCTATGACCAAAACGGACTACTCATCGATGAAAGTATTCCTTTCCAAAGTAGAAGGAAATTATGGGAATTTGAGCCACGGACAAGACAACTCATACCGACTGAGAAAAAAACTATTTCTCACCTGCCTCCTTTACTTTCCTCTTTGCAATATGGACTCAAAAAATTTCTCCAAATGCTTTCTGTCGATCACGTCACCATCGGACTCTCCGGCGGCATTGATTCAGCAGTAAATGCTGCCCTCTATCGCTCTATTCTGCCAAAGGAACATCTTCTTTTCGTCAATACTCCCACGCAATACAATTCTACCACTACGCGAATATTAGCTAAAACCGTAGCAGAAAATATCGGCGCCTATTACACAGAAATACCCATCGACCACTTCGTTGACGAAACGAAACAAATGATTGACTGCCGATCTATTTCCTCAAAAGACAGAAAAATCACCTTGCACCTATCTCCTTTAGCCAAGGAAAATATGCAAGCCCGTGATCGAAGCAGCCGTGTTTTAGCCGGTCTTTCATCCGCTTTTGGAGGCATCTTCACATGTAATGCCAACAAAACTGAACTCACTGTGGGCTACGGAACTTTCTACGGTGACCTTGCCGGTGCTGTGGCAGCCACCGGAGATTTATGGAAATATCAAATCTATCAATTAGGACATGAACTGAATGCCTATTTCCAAGAGGATATCATTCCTAAAGATATTTTCACCTTAAAACCGAGTGCCGAATTATCTCCGCAGCAAGATGTAACAAAAAACTTAGGCGATCCCTTAATTTATGATTATCACGACTATCTTTTCCGCGCGTGGGTAGAGTCATCAAGCCGCCCAACCATAGAAGATACCCTTCGATGGTATGCTGACGGCGTCTTAGAGGAAAAAATTCACACTCCTTTGACGATACAAGATATTTTCCCCACAGCCAAAGACTTCATCTGCGACTTAGAACGATGGTGGACGCTCTACACCGGCTTTGCCGTCGCCAAGCGCATTCAAGCACCGCCAATCATCGCCGTCAGTCGCCGACCTTACGGCACCGATTTCCGCGAATCTCAAATGACTCCTTACTACACGGATACATACTACGAATGGAAAAATAAATTATTACAATAA